GAAGAAAGAGAAAATGAAATAAAAAGAGAATTATCAATCCAAAAAGCATTAAATCTTTCAGATAGTAAAGATTGTTTAAAAGCAATTAGAGAAGCTGAAAAAAATAAAGAGATTGAAAACAAAGCTGAATTAGATAATCTTAGAGATAATTATAATAAAGAATTAAAAGAAAAAGCTGATAAATTAGAAAAAGATTTAAATAGAATACGTAAAAAATTAGGACAATGAGAAAATTAGAATTAATATTTGTTTCATGTATCTTTTTAGTATGTACAAGTTATAATCAAGAAACTAAATTAACATTGGAACAAGAAACTTTAGAAATTAAAAAAAGTTTAGATAAAACAGAACAAGGGTTAATTGAAATAGAAAAAATTTTAAATGATCCTTATTATAAATATAAAATTAAATAATTATGAGTAAAGCTTTAGAATTAAGTAATAAATATAAAACATTACTTGCTAAAAATAATATTACAACACCATTAAGATTAGCTCATTTTTTTGCACAACTTGCACATGAAAGTGGTGGTTTTTTGTATCTAACAGAATTAGGTAATAAAGCATATTTTAATAAATATGAAGGTAGGTTAGATTTAGGTAACACTCAAAAAGGGGATGGTTATAAATTTAGAGGTAGAGGATATATTCAAGTAACAGGTAGAGATAATTATTTAAAACTATCTAAAGCAACTGGTATTGATTTTATTAATAATCCTGATTTGTTATCAGAAGAAGTTAATGCTATGGTTAGTGCATTATGGTATTGGAATTCTAGAAAACTTAATCAGTATGCAGATTTAGATGATATTAAAACTATTACTAAAAAAGTTAATGGTGGATATAATGGTTTAAATGATAGAATTAAGTATCTTAAACAATATAAACAAATATTTAAATAAAATGAATAACAACATAAAATATATCATAATTGGAATAGTAATTCTATTATTATCTTTTTTTATAGGTAGATGGACTAGTCCAAAAGAAATTAAAAATGTTACAGTGACAATACCAGCTTCATCTGGTACTTCACCTATTATAATTAAACCTAAGCCACTTATTCAAACTAAAGATAGTTTGATATATAAAGATAGTTTAATTGTTACAGAGAATCCTTTTAATAAAGAATTAGCAGATAAATATATTAATTTAGAATCTGAAACGGCTCGTCTAAAAGAATATATTAATTCAATACAAGTTAGAAAGTATCAAATTCCATTTGAAAATGATACTATTAGAATTGTAGGTGATGTTGAAGTACAAGGCACATTAAATTCTTTAAAATATAATTGGGAACTTAAAGAAAGAAAATTAGATGTTCCTGTTAAATTTAATAAAAAAACTTGGAATTTTCTAGTAGGTGGTGGAATTTCTAATACTAAAGAATTAGATAAATTTAATTTTACTGGTAATGCAGGTATTCAAACTGGAAATGGTAATGTTATTTTAGGTGGTTATAGTTTTGATCAATCAATATCATTAACATATTTAATAAAATTATAATGAAAATAAGTAGAATAGATAATGAATTTTTTTTACTTAATGGATTACCTTATAAAACAGATGATCATTCTTACACTTTTCTAAGTGAAAGATTTGATGTAATTAATAAATATACAGGTAAATCTTTATTAACAAGAGGTTCACATTATTTAAATGTAGAAGTTAACGAAGGATTTTTTGAAACCATTGAAGATTTTGGTGTTGCAATAATGAGTGTTTTTACAACTAGAGAAGTTGTTTAAAATATTTATATAAAATAATTACAAAAAAATTAGGATATATCAAATATTTTTTGTATATTTGCATATAAATTATTAAAAAATAAAATATGAATTTATTAGAAATTAAAGAATTTTTGCATAATAAAAAAGGTTATTTAAAAGAAGGTGGTTATAGATTAGCTACAAAATTAAATATTCCTACAACAGAAAAAAATATTGAACTTTGTAAAATTGCAATTAAAGAAGTTAAAAGAGAATTAAATTCTCAACCAGGAATTAATAAAAGAACGATTGATTTTATATTAGATAAAGAATTAAAAACATCACAAGATATATTTAAAAATGCTTTTTTTGATAATACTAATTGGGAAAAAAGAGCTATTGAAATATTTAAAAAAGGTATATTTCCTGTAGATTCTTTTAAAGAAAATATTAAAAAATTTAAATCTGGTAAAAATGTTTTAGTAATTGGAGATTTACACGAACCTTTTTGTTTAAATAGCTATTTAGAACATTGTATAAATACTTATAATAAATATAAATGTGACGAAGTTGTATTTATAGGTGATATTATAGACAATCATGCAAGTTCTTATCATGAAACTGATCCAGATGGACATAGTGCAGGAGAAGAACTTAAAATGGCTATACAACGTATTAAAGGTTGGTATACAGCTTTTCCAAAAGCAACTGTTATTATAGGTAACCATGATAGATTAATAATGCGTAAAGCTTATTCTAGTGGTTTATCTAAATTATGGATTAAAGATTATGCTGAAGTATTAGGAACTCCAGGATGGACTTTTACAGAGTCTATTGAAATTGATGATGTATTATACATTCATGGCGAAGGTGGTACAGCAAGAGCAAGAGTACGTAGAGATTTACAATCTGTAGTACAAGGACATTTACATAGTCAAGCATACATTGATTGGTGTGTAGGTGCTAAATTTAAATTATTTGGAATGCAGGTAGGTTGTGGTATAGATCATAAATCTTATGCAATGGCATATGGTAAAGAAGGTCCAAAACCTGCAATAGCATGTGGTGTAATTCTTCAAGGAGAAGTTCCAATAAATATAATGATGAATTTATAAAATAAATATTAACGAATCCTCTTGACTCATTGTTGAGAGGATTTTTTTATACAATAAAATGATATTAGAAAAAATTATATATGATGTAAGAGAGTCATTAAAACAATATACTGATGACTCAGAATTATCAAATGAATATATTACATATTTGTATGGTATTAAAAGAGCTAAATATTTACGTCAAGATTTAAATAACTATCAAAAAACTACAGATTTATCTATTACTCAAACATTATGTTTAGGATTAGAAGAAGTTTCAGTTAATGAATGTAATTTAGATATTGATTGTGAAACAATATTAAGAACTAAAAAGAAAATTCCTCAACCATTAGAATTACATATTAAGTCAGCATTAACAACAGTTAAACCAACTGTAAGAACTGCTATACCTTTTAATTTTGTAAGTAAACAACGTGCTATATATAGCAAAAATTCTCCTTTTAATAAAGCTGTATTTGCTTTTTTAGATAATGATAGATATATTTATATATTAAGTACAAATGATGCTCATAAATTAATAGAATGTTTAACTATAACTGGTATATTTGAAGATCCATTAGAATTATTAAATTATACAAATTGTTGTGATTGTAATGATGCAGTTCCTTGTTTTAATGTTATGACAAGTAATTATCCATTACAACCTCATTATATTGATTTAATTAAAAATGAAATTGTAGCTGAGGAAATTAAAAAATTAAGAATTGTAGAAGATACTCAAAACAATAGTATAGATGACAAACAATAAAAATCCACGTACTGAAGGAAAGATTAAAACACATTTTGGAATGAAAGATTATTTTAAATATTTTAAAAAAGAATATCCAACTATAGATATTACTAATAAAAAATATTATGATATAATTGCAGATTTTAATGAAAAAATATGTAAATTAATTATAAATGATAATGTTGAATATAACTTACCAAATTTAGGTTCTTCATTATGTGTTAAAAAAACTAAAAAAGTACCTAAGATTGTAGATGGTAAATTACTAAATACAACTCCTGTAGATTGGGTAGCTACAAATAAATTATGGAATGAAGATGATGAGGCTAAAGAAAAGAAACTTTTAGTTAGATATAGTAATTATCATACTTCAAAATATGTTTTTAGAATTTATTTTAAAAAATATGTTTATCCATTTAAAAACAAAAAATATTTTAAATTTAAATCTAGTAGAACATTTGCAAGATTGTTAGCTAAAAGAATTAAAGATGAAGAACAAGATAAATATGACGCATTCTTATTATACTAAAATATGACAAATTCAAATTACAAATCGTTAGATTCAACAATATGGTCTTTATTAAAAAATCCATTAGCTGAACAATTAACATACGAAGAAGCTGCTGAGTATGCTTTAGAAGGTATTAAATTACTTGGTGCGCCAGTTATATATTTATCTAAAGTAGAAAGAAAAGTTCTACAATCACACAAAACAGATATACCTTGTGATTTATTATATATAGAAGGTGTAAAATATTTTGGTGATAATAGTGAAAGTGGTACTACAATGAGAGAAGCTACTAATTCATTTCATATGAGTGATGATGAATTTACAACAAGTGATTCTATAAAACATAATTATAGAAATACTGAGTTTACTTATAAAATTCAAAAAGGTATATTTTTTAGTTCTATAGCAGAAGGTTGTGTAGATATTGCTTATAAAGGAATTGCTACAGATGAAGAAGGTTATCCTTTAATACCAGATAATCAAAAAGTTCAATTAGCTTTAGAATATTATATTTTAAGTAGATATTTAGAACCATTATGGTTAATGGGTAAAATAACAGATAAAGCTTTTGAATATATTCAACAAAAAAGATTTTTCTATATGGCTAGTGCTCAAACAGGAATTATGATGCCTACAGTAGATAAAATGGAAAGTTTAATGAATAGTATTAACAAATTAATTATTAATACCACTTCTCATAAAGATGGTTTTAAAAAATTAGGAGAAAAAGAATATATAAAAAAATATAATTAACAATGAATAAATCCGTAACACAGACTTATAATGGGATGCAACAAGACATCACTAAGTCAAAATTCTCAAATAATTTTTATTTTGAAGGTAAAAATATTAGAATTGTTACAACTGATTCACAAAGTACAAATTCTGTAACTAATGAAAAAGGTAATTCTTTAATACTTACAATACCTACACCTGTAATTAACTATACTACAAAAGTTATTACTTATGGGTTAAACACTTTAAATTATACTACAAATGAAATTAATGATATATATTTCATATCTGGAATTTTATATGAACAATCTGATGAACAATTTATTATTGGACATTGTACTATAAGAAATAATATTATTTTATTTACAACAGATAATAATGGTTTTGATTGTATATGGAAAGTAAACGATACTACTTATGATATTGAGTTATTATATTTAAGAAACTTAGGTTTTAGTATAAATAATCCTATACAATGTGTTAATAACTATGAAAATGAAATAATTGATAAAATATATTGGGTAGATTCTATACATCAAACTAGATTTTTAAATATTTATAATTCTATTGAAAATTTAGATTCTGAAAATTTAATAGATTTAAGTATTAATAATATTCAATTTGTTGGTACTTTTAATTTAGATCAACCTGAAATAATTGATGTATTACAAGGTAGTATTCATACTGCTGGTGTAATACAATATGCTTATAATTTATATAGAATAAATGGAACACAAACTAAAATTAGTCCTTTGAGTGAACAAGTTGCTTTAGATAAAGGTTCTGATAATGGTGGTGGAGAAATTAATGAAGTTGTAGGTTCTTTACCAGTTATAAAAATTGATAATATTGATCCTACATATACTAATATAAGATTATATGCTGTAAAATACACTTCATTTAATGAAATACCAGAAATATCTTTAATATTAGATAGAAGTATAAATGATATTACTGAAATTATATATTATGATGATGGTAATATTATTAATACAATAAGTTTAGAAGAATTTTTATTTTTAGGTTCTGATATAATTATACCTAAACATATTAATACTAAAGAAAATAGATTATTTTTTGCAAATTATAAAGAAAATAATTTTGATGTTAATACTTATAATGAAATTAATAGTATAGATACTAGAGCATTTTCTTTTCCAACTAGTTCAACAACTGTTGATGTATATAATTCATTATATGATAATTCTGGTGTATTAGATTCATTAGAAGCACCTATAACTATTGATGTAGATATTATATCAGGTGTTAATACAGTACCATTTGATAATTCAACTATTAATATTAATTATGATATTAATAATAAACAATTTAATAATACTATTATTGGTGGAGAAGGTGCTTATTTAAAATATAAAATTGTAAGAAATCAAATTGGAGATTTTGATTTTACAGTTGAAGATACTGAAAATAAATTTTTAAAAGATAATGAAATTTATAGATTAGGTATTCAATTTTATAATAAATATGGTCAAAATAGTTTACCTAAATGGATTGCTGATTTTAAAACAATTGTTGTAAATGATGAATCTAATTTAAATGGTTATTATGCATCTGTTGAAATAACATTAAAATCTTTATTTTATACTTGGTTAGCTGATAATAATAATTTTTTAGATGAAAATGGTAATTATGATGATTCATTAAAACCAGTAGGTTATAAATTATTAAGAGCAGAAAGAACATTATTAGACAGAACAATTATTTGTCAAGGTCTTATTAATGGTATGTTATCTCAAGTTATAGGTGATGATACTGGGGATAATGAAGAAGATCCTTTAGAAGTAGATTATATCAATAGAGTTAATGGTGGTTTAAAAATTCCATCAATGATGCGAAGATTTGATGAATATTTATTTCCAATGTGGAGAAATAAAAGTTATTTTAGAGTAGATAGATTTGATGAAGCACATCCTGAATTTGCTAATAATACTTTACCAGGTTCAGTAAATGATGATGCAGGTAATGAAGTTTATAAAGCTGAAGAATCAGGTCAATGGACAGCAGGTACGTATCAATTTAATAAACTAATGCAATTGTTTTCACCAGAAGTAACTTTTAATAGTTTACAATCTTTAGGTGATTGCACAATAGTTAATATAGGTGGATTTGAAAATGATTATAATGCTAATTGGGCTCAAGTTAGACAAGTTGAAACAAAACAAGTTACAACAGAAGGTAAAGCTTTTAATACTATATCACCTCATGATATTAAAGCATATGACACTGGAAATTTTGAATTAAATTTTGGTGAAAGAGATCAAATTCAATTTCATGGTTTTTTTGGACATGGTCAAGAAGGTGAAATGAATTTTGTTCAAACATATAGAAGATATACTGGTAATTTTTTAAATTCAGATACTTTAAATACATATAAAGATATATATGGTACACCTTTATTAGTTGAAAAAGCTCAAGGTAGAACAACATATAATAATGATGGAGATATGGTTTTTTATAATTCTTTAGAAAACTTATCTGCAGATATGATATTAAATTCTGTTAATACTTGGGGAGCTAAAAATATTACATTTGCTTTAGGAGATGGAACTTTAGATACTGAAGATAGAGAAGGAATTGAAGATTTATATACATCATCTGGTATAATAGATACTGGTACAGGTTTAATATGTGAATTTAGAATACCTCAACTATTAGTATATCTTGGTAATATATATGGTGGTAACTCTTATGAATCTAAAAAAAGAACAAATTATATTGAAATTGGTCAATACAATGACATTAATGAAAATATATATAATTGTAAACATGCAGGAGATACTTTTATATCTAACTTTAAATTTACTAAATTAGTAAAAACAGACACTGAAACTTATTCAAGAAGTTCTTTTCAATTTACAGAAATTGTAGAATTTAAAGTTGAAACAACTATTGATTTAAAAAATAGAAATGATTTTTCTTTAGAAGAATGGGATGCTAGATTTCAACCTAGATATGAAGAGTATCAAAGATATAATAAAGTTTATTCTCAAGAACCTACTTTAATATTACGTAGAGATTTAGATTATAAATTTAAAAGAATTAATTCATTTGATACTAATGTAATATGTAGTAAATTAAAATCATCAGGTGAAGTAATTGACAATTGGACAGATATAGAAGTAAATAATGTTTTAACATTAAAAGGTCAATATGGACCAATTAATTGTTTACATTCTCATAAAGATGAATTATATACTTTACAAGATACAGGTTTTGCAAGATTATCAATTAATCCTAGAGTTCAAGTTCAAGGTGATGATGGTTTATCTTTACAGTTAGGAACTGGTCAAGTATTAGATGATTATAATTATATTTCTACAGAATCTGGAACTTTAAATAAATGGTCAGTAATTAGCTCACCTTCTACATTATATTACTATGATACTTTAAATAAGTCATTAAATAGTTATACTGGTAGTTTAAAAGGATTATCTGATGAAAAAGGTATGCATATATATTTTACAAATAATACTGTCTTAAATGAGCTTAAAATAGATAACCCATTAATTGGTACAGGTGTAAATTCTGGATATGATTATATAAATAACGAATTGTTTATGACTTTTCATCAAGATGAACCATTTACAATATGTTATAATGAAAGTAAACAATCTTTTACAAGTTTTTATGATTATATTCCAAATAGATATATTTCAAAAGGTCATTATTTAATAACTACAAATCCTTTAAATGATAGTATTTATTTACAATACGCAGGAGAGTACAATACTTTTTATGGTGTTAAATATCCTTCTAGTATTATATTTAATGTTAATCCTGAACCTAATAAAGATTGTGTATTTAATAATATTAATTTTAAATCAGATGTTACTTTAAATAATGTAGATCAAGTAAATAGAACTTTAACTAACATACAAGCTTATAATGATTATCAAGATAGTGGTTTAATACCATTAATTGTTGGAAGAAATAATAATCTTAGACGTAAATTTAGAGATTGGAATGCTTTAATTCCTAGACAAACTAGAAATAGAATTAGATCTCCGTATATGAAACTTAAAGTTCAGTTTAATAATCCTGATAATTTAAAATTAATATTACACGATTTAAACATTTATTATACGACGTATTAAAATATAATATAAAATAAATAAATAAAAACTTGTTTTATATATAAATATTTTGTATATTTGTATATAACTCATTTAATAATAAATAACTAAGGAGAAGGATTAATTTTCTTCTCCTTTTTTTATAACTAATAAATAATAATAAAATGCCAAATAATCAATTAACAGAATTTAATGAAGGTGGACTTCATTCTCAAAATCCTCTTGGTGGTATTCCTGTAGGTCCAAATGCTAATGTTGAACAAGGTGAAACTAAGACTGGTAATTTTGTTTATTCAAATAGAATTCCAATTAATGAAGATTTAGTTAAGCAATTTAATTTACCTAACTATATTAAAAATAAAACTATTGCTGATGCATCTAAAGCTATTAATGATAAATTTAAAGATAGACAAGATAAATATGCAACTGAAACTAAAAATACTTTATTAGATAGATTAGCTAAAGCTCAAGAATCTATTAAAGCACAAGAAGCTCAAATGAATCAGTCTATGATGGCTAATTCACAACAAGTTCCAGATATGATGAATGGTGAAATTCCAGAAGGTATGGAAGAATTTGCACAATCTGAAGCAATGTTTATGGGTGGTGAAGTTCCTGAAGGTGAAGAAGGTATGAATCCTTATCTTAGTGCAGGTACTAAAATGTTACCTTCATTATTAAGTGGTGATAAAGAACAAATGATTAATTCTGGTGTAGAAACAGGTTTAGGTTTAGCTGGAACTGCAATTGGTGGTCCAGTAGGTGGTATGATTGGTAGTACAGTTGGTAAAGCTGTATCACCATTAGTATCTAAATTATTAAATAAAAAGAAAGAACAAGAAATGGCTCAACAAGAAGCTATTAAAAATATTTCTAATTTTTCAAGTGATTTTGCATTAGGTGGTCCAATATATCCTAACTTTACTAAAGTTAACCCATATGAAGGGGTTCTTGGTAATTCTAAATTTGATTATCCATTTACAAAATTTCCAAAACCTGATGCGGGTGCAACTGAAGCACCTAATTTAGAAGGTTTAAATCCAGGTGTTGAAATAAATGATTTATCTGAAAGAAATGGATATTCTAATCCTGAATTAGCACCAAATTCTAATAAAATAGCAACAACTTATCCTAAAGCAGATTTATCAAAAGTGGGTGATTATTTAGATAAAAATGGTGGTAAGTTTTTAAAATATGCACCAGTTGCAATGAATGCTTATCAACTATCTAAATTAAAACCTGCTGAAAATAAAAGATTAGATAGAATGTCTGGTAGATATAATCCAGAATATGTAGATGAAAAGACACTACAAAATATTGCAGGTAATGATATGGATAACACTGTTAATTCAATTACTCAAAGTGGTGGTTCAGAAGGTGCTGTTAGAAATGCAATACTTGGTGCAGGTTTAAATAGAAATAAAGCTTTATCAAATGCTTATATTAATGCTAAAGCTCAAAATATAGCTACTAATGATAGAGCACAAAATTTCAATAGTAATTTAGATCAATTTAATGCACAAACACAACATCAAGAACAACAAAATTGGGAACAAAATGAAGCCTCTGTTAGAAATGAAAAATCTAAATATTTAGCTGCTATTGGAACTGATCTTGGAGAAGTTGGTAGAGAAGAAGTTAATAAAAATCAAATTGCTGAATCACTTGGTTATTCTTGGGATGGTAAATATATGATTGATAAAAAAACTGGAGAAAAAATAGCATATGAAGATGCAATTGCACAATCAAAGCTGCAACCAAAAGCATATGGTGGATTTATAAAAATGAATAAAATAGGAAGAAAATAATGGCAAATCGTTTTGATAATGGCAGTGTTTCTGCTTATAGACCTCAAAGTTTTCAGGAGCTTGCATTTGTTCCTATGATGAAACGTAAACAACATGATGAATTAGAAACAGCCTATATAAATGCTAGAGTTAATACAGATCCTTTAGATGTACATAAAGATGAAGCACTTCGTCTTAAAAATGAAATTGAAGGTAAAGTAAGTTCTTTATCACAAAATTTAGCAGCAAATGGTATTACACCAGAAGCTAGAAGTTCATTTTTAAAGTTTAATAAAGAATATCAAGATTTAGTATCACCAACAGGTAGAATAGGTCAAATTAATAATGCTAAAAAAGTATATGCTGAAGAATTTAAAGATTATTTAGAAGATGCTACTAAAAATAAAGGATTTTCTAGAGAAGATGCATTATATAATTGGCAGACACAACATCATCCTAAATATACAGGATATGATGATGTTAAAAATATTAAAAATATTGATTCATATGGTGCACCAAAAAGACATGTTTTACAAGAAGATTTAAAAACAGTTAAATCTTTATTAGGAGAAAACACACAAACTGTTATGAAAAATAATGGTTTTAATTTTGGAGAAGGTCCAAATGGTAGTATTATTGTAATGGATGGTAAAGGACGAGTTGTTGAAACTAGTAATTATCCTCAATTAAAAGAAGCTCAAGAATATTTAAATAGTAGATGGATTCAACCTACTGGTGAAGGAACAATGTCTGCTAAATTTGAAAGACAAGATCCTAAAAGAATTATTGATGAAATTAATAATGGTTTAGGTATGATGAAATCTTACAAATTAGATGACACTAGAGAAACTGATTATTCAATTCAAGGATATTCTGCTCCAGAAAAAAATGTAGATCCTTCAGGAATTATTATTAGTAATGATAGTACTTTAACATCAGATGCAGTTAATCAATCTGGGTATACAGATGCACTAACTGAAATTAAAAGATTAAACTCAGGCAAAAGTACTAGTCCTTCAGATAAAGCTAGATTAGAAGATTTACTTGAGCTAAGACAAAATGCTGATGCTAAATTAAAAGTAAATAAAGAATATCAAAAATTAGATCAACAATACAAGAAAGTTTCTGCACAGTTAGAAGCTGAAGGTAAAAAAAGAGATTTACCAAGAAAAAAAGGTGAAGATGATGTTGATTACTTTACAAGATTAAATTTAGCTGCTGGTGCTAATTCTAATATAGATAAATTAAAAGGTGAATTTTCTCATGTAAATGTAGAAAGACAAAAAGTTAAAGATAAAGCTTGGAAAGAATCTTCTTCATTAAGACACAATTATTCTTATTTACCTTCTACACCTAAAGAAGAATCTGCTTGGAATTTACATAATGAAAATGTTTATAATGTAATGAAAGGTGTTGACTTAGGTAATGTATTAGATTTAACAAGTATTTATACAACTGGTGGAACTAAGAAAAATCTTAATGATAAAGATACTCAAAATATTCAAGATTTATTAAAACATGGTGATCCAAAATCATTTAAAATTAATAATATCAAAACATATGGTGATGCAAAAACACCTGAAATAACAATGACATTTAATACAACTAAAGAAGCTCCTGAATATGATATAGCTGGAGAAACTAGTTGGAGTGATGAATATGGTGGAGCTGAGAAACCTGTAACTGTTACATTTAAACTTAAAAAATTCTCAAATGCATTTGATACAAAATCTGCAGTTGGATATAAAAATTTAAGTGGTGCTATTGCAGATTTTTGGAAAGATAAAGGTGGTATAAATCAAGTAACTGGTAATTTCCAAGGTTCAGAAGTATCAACTTCATTAATTAGTAATGCATATAGTGATTTAACAAATAATCAATTAGCACAAAGATATACTAGTGATTCTGATGCACAAACAGCTTTAAATTTAAGAGCTGCTAAAAGAGGAGTTAACCCTTCTGTATTAATTAAACAATACGGAACTAATAAAAATTAAAAAATGGAAGAAGAAGAATTAAATAGTTATGATGAAAAGTTTTTAAAGTCTTTAGATAATAACTATAAATCTTTTAATACACCTACTAATAAAAAATTAGCTACAAATAATGCTTTTGATACAGAAGTACATCGTATTAATTTTGATAGTTCTAATCAAGATGAATTAAGAGAAGGTATAAATCCACTTCTTAATCAATTTGTAGATTTAAATGCAGAAGATCCATATAATGAAATAAGAGCTAGTAATCAATCTGGTGCTGAACAATTAACAAAAGGTCTTGGTAGAGCTACTTCTAAAGCATTAACTGAAGTAGCTAAACTACCTGGAGTAATTGTTGGTTCTATGGCTGCACCATTTGCAGAAGATGGTAAAGGAATGGATACTGCTTTTAATAATAGTTGGATAAAAGTATTAGATGAAGTACATGAAAAAGTAAATACTGATTTATTACCAGTTTATACTGCTAAAGCTGTTAAAGAAGGTAACTTATGGGATAATATATCATCTAGTTCATTTTGGGCAACTGATGGCGCTGATGGTATTGGTTTCGTTGCTGCAATGTTTGTTCCTGGAGCAATATTTCAATATGCAGGTTTAGGTGGTAAATTAATTAACACCTTAGCTAATTCTTCTAAATTAGCTAAATATACATCAATGGTTGGTAAAGCTGAAGATGCTGTAAACACTTTAAAGTTTATGGGTGTTAGTGGTAGAAATATTGATAGCGGTATGGCTATTTTTGGAAATACTATATTTGAAGCAGGTGCTGAAGCAAAAGGTGTAGGTGATGATTTAGATTCTAAAAAAGATGACTTTTTAAATACTTATATTAATAAAGGTTATACTCCTGAAGAAGCTGAACAATTATTTGTTGAACAAAGATCTCTTGCAATGAAAGATACTTTTATAGCAAATGTTGGAATATTACTTGGACCAAATGCTATAATGCACAAAGCTCTTTGGGGTAAAGCTTCTCAAACATTTGAAAAAACAACAGAGAAAGGTATAAAAGCTATTGCAGAAAGAGTAGGTGTTAGTCTTGGTAGAGTTGGTGGTGCATTTGCAACAGAAGGTTTTTGGGAAGAAGGTTCTCAAACTACTGTTGAAAATATGTACGTTGATAAAGCAATGCGTGGTGAACTTGGTAAAAGTTTTTTAAATGATGCTTCTATTGGTGACTTTACTAAAGAATATGTTAATACTGTAAGTACTACAGAAGGTCAAAAAGCAATATTTTTAGGTGGAGCAATTGGCGGACCAATGATGTCATACCAAGGTAGAAAATCAGATGTTAGAAATAGAAGAAATACTAATCTAATTTTAGATAATATTGATAAACAAATTACTAATTTTAATACAACTTTTGATAATGATATTTATCAAACTGATGAAAATGGTAAATATATTTATGAAAGAAATTCTAAAGGTCAATTTACATCTAAAAGAAAATTAGATAATAGAAAAGTAAGAGAAGTTGTTAAAGCTTTAAATTATACAGAACAACAATCTGAACTATTAGATTTAGCAATTGAATCAGGTAATATAGATATAGTTGAAAAAATAAAACAAGATGCTATTTTTAATTTAATTACACCTGCAATATTTAATGGTGAAGCTGGTTTAACTGCTTTAGAACAAAAACTTAATGCTGATAGCAAATTTAATGAATTAATTGAAAGAGATAGTGTTTCTGATGAAAAAAACAAAACAAAAACTTTTGTTAAAGAAACTTTAGAAACTGCAAGATATCTTCAAGAACAAAATGAAAAATTTACAGATTTTAGTAAAGATGTAATTCAACTTGAAAATGAAAAAGCAACTCCTGAACAAAGAACTAATTTTTTAAATAAATTAAATACAAGTTATTTAAATACTAAACATGTTCTTAGACAACTTGAAAAATCATTAAAAACAGAAGAAGCTAAAAGAAATAATATTTTAGAAGAAATTGGTTTAGAAAATAATTTACAAACTGAAGATGAATTATTAATTAAAGCTGAAACAACTAATGAATTATTAAAACAAACTAATGATAAAATTAGAGAAATAGAATCTGATATAAAAGATAATAAAAAATCTATTTCTGAAATTTGGCAAGGTAAATTAATTAATAAAAGTTTTAATGATTATATAGAAGCAGAAGAAACTGAAACTAAAGAAGTATCTGAAGAAAAAGTTTTAGAAGCTCAAGAAGTTTTAGATACAATTAAATCATTTGAAGATGAAGAAGATTTAAAAAATTACTTTTCTAAATTACCTAAAAGTCAAAAAGATAATCATATTATTAGTGAAGAAGTTCAAGAACAATTTAGAAAAATTAAAGAAGCTCAAGCTTTACAAAAACAAATTAATGAAGTTGAAGCTTTAGATAAAGATAAAGAAAAGTTTGAAAAAGACTCAATTATAACAACTGATACAACACCTGAAACTAAAGAATCTGTAATAGAATCAACAGTTCAAGGTTTAGAAACAGTACAAACTTCTGATAATCCAGAAGTTGATAAGTCTGATAATATTTTAGATAAAAGTGCAAATGGTATTCAATCAGTAAATGAAGCTACTAATCCAACAAATGTTGCTAAGAATCAAGGTGCTGCTAGAATTATAAGCACAAATCTTACTACTGGTCAAGCATTATTTCCTAATTTAGAAAGTTTTGTAACTTATGAAAAAGAACCTAGAGATAAAACTAAAGATAGAGTAACTTTTGATGTAGGTAATATTAATCCTAAAAATGAATCTTTTACTGCAAATGAAATTTTTAAAAGAATTAAAAATGGTGAAACTTTAACTAAAGATGAGATTGAATATGCTGCTAAGTATTTACCAATTAGTGTTACTTTATCTAATAAAGGTAATTCAGCAACATCATTTATTGATTCTATGTCAAGTCAATCACCAAAGATTGTAGAAATAGAAACATTACCACTTCGTAGAAGTATTATAAATGCTTTAATTGAAAACAAAGGTTCTTTTGATGGTATTGTAGGTAAAGTTAATAAACAATTCACAGGAGCTCTTAAATTAGGTGAACAAAATTCTAATATATTAGAGTTAGATGTATTTAAAGGTATGTCTGAAGAAGATAAAATTAAGTATTTTAAAAAGAATACAGTATATGTTACTAATAAAGGAGAAGTTAAGTATACTTCTAATAATGTAACTGATAATACTAAAGTTTTATCAAGTAGTAATAAAGGTGAAGTGTTTCTTAAAATACCAATGATTAATGGTGAAATATTTTATTTAAAGTTAAATACTAGTAGATTAAGTGATGAAAAAGCTGAATCTGTATTAGATTTAATTATATTACGTTCTAATATATTAAATAAACAACAAGAGTTTAATATAGATGAACTAGAAAAATATATTACAGATAACTTACCAAGTTTATTAACTGAATTTAATTTTGTTAAAAACAATAATGATAGTATTGATGTTACTTTAGAAAAAGTAATTAACTTTGTAGTATTTTCTCAAAATACAAACGCTAAAACTAAATTAATTTTAGGTAATGACGGTAAATTAGTATTAGGAGAATTATTACATAAAGTTAATTCACAAATTCCAGAATGGAGTGGTCAATTAGAAAGTTATACTTATACTACTGATAGTTTAAATAATTTAGATAATAATCAAAAACAAGCAATTGTAGAATATCTTAAATATAAAAGACATAATGTTTTAATTACTAAAGATAATTCTGCTACATTTAATAATGATGATTATATTAAATATTTATTAGGTATTAATTCAGATTATGCTGTATTAACAACTAATGCTGTAGTTAATGAACCAACATTTCAAGGTTATTCTAATATATATTTAGATCAAACTGTTGTAAATAAAAAAGCTAAAAAACAAGTTGTAGCTGAAGAAACTAAAGAAGTTAAACTAGATACTACAGAAGATTTATTAGGTTCGTTAGAAGGAATGTTTGGTGATGATATAGTTACAACAAGTACAAATATAGCACCTAAACCTAAATCTAATACTATAACAGAAAATTTAAATGATACTTCAGATTTAAAAATACTTCCATTTGTAGAAATTGAAAATATTGATGAAAATTTTGAAGAAGTTGTTAAAATTTTTATAACTGAAAAACAAGCATCAGCAAATTTAATTCAAAGAAGATTAAGATTGGGTTATAATCGAGCTGCTACAATATTAGAACAATTAGAAATTGCAGGTATAATAGGTGAGTTTGATGGTTCAAATTCTAGAAAAGTATTAATAACTGATATAAGTCAAATTTCAAATTTTATTAATAAAACAGAAATTTCAACACCTAATATTGAAGTTAAAACTATTAAATCTAATAACTTAAGTGATATATTTAAAGATGCAGATGCTAAAACTAAAGCTAAAATAGTTGCTGTAATAGCTAAGCAATTAGGAATGATGGACAAAGTTAATCCTAAAGATATGACTTCTAGTTTTAATGAATTATTTAAAGAACTTAAAGACAACGAAACTTTACAACAAGAAATTAAAAAAATATGTGGATTATAATTTGGTTATATCAAATTAATTTCGTATATTTGTATAAATTATAAAATATGGCATGTACAAGAGTATCAATTACAGGTAAATCCGAATCAATATTATTTGATACAATCTATAATAATTTAGCAAATCAAAATGAACAGCTCGCTGATGAAATGTTTAGTCATTTTAAAAGTGAGCTTTTTAAAAAAGATTTTGGTAATTTTATTGAAGATTATAATAATAATATTATATCTGATAGAACAGATGAAAATGGTGAACCAAAACTGTTTTATAATGAAACAGCTAAAAAACATTATTATCTAAATAAAGATAATGAAACAATATATTTTCCTTTAGTTAACAGAGGACTTCGTTCTATTTGGAATTATGACCAAATTAATAAAATTAAATCTAGATTAGCATTAGCTTATTTTAGTAAATCTAAATTAGATTTTAATAATATTAATTTTGATAAAGCTTCACCATTACCTAAATTAAAAGATTTTATTCTTAAAGAAATTCAAGATAAAATTAATTCTTTAGAAGAAGAAGGTGAATACTTTTCAGCAATGTCATTAGAAGAGTCTTTAAATAATTTAGATGAATTAGTTTCAAATGTAGAAGGTTTCTTTAAAGAAATGAATCTTGAAATTAAAGAAGATGAAGAAAATGGTGAATGGATAGTTGAAGAAGAAGGTAAAGATCCAGTATTTAATCAACATTCTGCTGAAAGAAATACTAAAAAAAGTGTAAGTACAAATGTGAAACTAAGATTAAGTTTACTTAAAGATAATGAAAACTTAGATCCTATTTGGAATGAACCTACTTTTCTTAACAGAGATATGGTTTATGCTGCATTACAGGGTGTTTTATGCGAAGAAATTCCACTTCCTGGTGAAGATATATTTGAATTACATAAAAGTGCTTTAAATCGCATATTATCAAAAAAACCCTTTCTTAAAGAATTACATGATTATTTAAATAGTCCTGACATTACTGAAAATCAAAAAAGTGAATTTAGTCAAGCTTTTAATTTAATTAAAAATAATCATATTGTTAGTCAGTATATTACTGATAGAAATAATGTAGTTACACATAAAAATTTACAAATTTCAGATACAGGTTCTAAAACTACAAAAGTTAAAGAACAATGGGATGAAAATTTTCAAAATATATTTTTATCTAAAACTAATAAATTAAAAGATGATTCTGTAAAAAGAATAAGTAATGCAGGTAAAGTTATTAAATCTAATATTGATAATATTCAAGAATTTAATAAATCTATTAAAACTGGTGTTGAATCTGAATTACAACCTAAATTTACTAAATTAGTTGAAGATATAAATTTATTTTTAAAAGCATTAGGTATTGAAACTACTCAAGAAGGTTTACAAATATATTTAGATAATTATGGTAAAGATATTTCTTTACAAGATATGACTAATAATTTACTTACATTAGCTATTCAAACAGAATATGTAGTTAAAGGACTTAGTTCTAAATATGAAAAAGAAACTAAAGATTATAGTAGCTTTTTAACATTATCTCAAACATTTAATAAATTAGCAGCTGCTGAAGCATTTATGTTAACTGAAGGTTCTGATGCAACTATATTAACAGGTGGTAAACAAAAGTGGATTTATTCTTATCCATCTTATTTATCTAGTACTATTAATCAATGGAAAAGAAATCCTCAAATATTATTAGATTTATATAAATCAGGTCAATATCAATTAGGTTCTTATTATATGGGAGTTTTAACAGCCTCTACTGATGTTACTGGTAATAAACTAGGATATAATTCAAATGCAGAACAAATCGAAGCATCTCGTAAATTACTTGATAAAATTGATTTAGGTATTATGAACCAAATGAGTACTGAAACTGATTTTAAAAAAACCACTGATTTATCATATAAAGATTATCTTACAGATTATATTAATAAAGTAATTATTGGAGAATTTTCAAGAACAACTACACCTGCTGATAAAACTACAGATTTACAGATTAAATTTAATTTACCTGTATCTTCTTATAATGGAATAGTAGATGGTCAATTACAATTAAAGAAACAAACTAAAGATATATTCTTTAATTATTTTGCATCTGAATATCATAGAATGTTAGAAGCAAGTAATGAAGTTGATAATGCTAATAATGGAATAAGTAATGATAAATTAACACCTCATTATCATTATAAATATGGTACAGATAATGTTTATGATAAATCAGGTAATGCTTTTAAATCTCAATATTTTGAAAATTTATCACCTAATTCTAAAAATCAAACTGAATTAGAAAAACAATTAACTGATCGTTTATATACAGATAGTGAATTTAATTATAGTTTATTAGAAAGAGGATTAGATTCTGAATTAGATCAATTATTTGATTCATATCTTCAAGAAAACTTTCATAAAAGATTTACTGAAACTTTAAATTATTTACAAAGTTCTGATATTTTTATTAGAAATGCTAAGGGATTTATTGTTCCTAATAAAATAGATAAAAATACATTAGATACTCAATATAAAAACATATCTGAATTACAAAAGGCTTATGCTATTACTTCAGATTTTATGGTTAATGGATTAATTAACAATATTGAATTTTCTAAAATGTTTAGTGGTGACGTTGCTTACTATAAAAATATGGTAGATTATAAAAAACGTGTACCTGCAACATATACTGATGGATTACAATTAAGAATAAATAAAGATAATGAAACATTTAAAATTGCTACAATTGAAAGTGTTAATCGTAAATCACCATTTTATGATTTATTAGTTGAATCTTTAGGTAAAAATGAAGCTAAACCATATGAATCTATAAATAGTGCTGATGCACAAGCTTGGATTACTCCTGCAAGATGGAAATTTTTAATTAAAGCTTTAGGTAAATGGACTACAGGTGCAGACAGTCATGAATCTGTATATCATAAAATGATGGATACTAGTGGTAAAAATTTAATTTATACTCAAAAAGAACTTAAATTAGCTGCTCAACCATTAAAAGGTGTATATTTTTATAGAGATGCTTCTGGTAAACCGGTTTATTTAAAATATTCACAAGCTGTTTTATCACAAGCATTAGTTAAAAATTCTGATTTAGAGAAATTATTCAATAAAATGAATTCTGATAAAATTGATGAAGTCATTACATTTGATGGTGTAAAAGTAGGATCTATTGAACCAACTAGAATACATGATGATAATGGAAATATTAAAGATGAATTTGAATTAAATAGTCAAACTTTATTTAATAGAGGTTGGAAACTTCAACAAGATTTACCAACTAAAACATTTAAAGATTTAGATGTTGGTTCACAAATTCAGAAAAATATATTTGCAGGTTTATTACATAATAAAACTCTTAAAGGATTTGAATTAGATGGTAATCTATATAATGGTCAACAAATTATTACTGAAATAGTAAAAGCTGTCACAGGTTTAACTAATGAAGGTTTAAATTCACTTAAAAAAGAATTTAAAATTGATGATAATTTTAAGATTGGTAATATATCAGGTTTTTATAAATCATTAGTTGCTGAATTAGTTAAAAGAGGTGGTTCTGAGAATGTAGTAGCTGCTTTAAATGCAGAAACAACTATTGTAGGTATTCCACAATCAGCAGGTAAATTATTTAATATATTTGCTTCAGTGATGAATAGCAGACTTATTAAAATTAAAACTAATGGTGGTTCATTTATTCAAATGAGTAACTTTGGTTTAAATAAAATTGAAGCTGAATCACAAGGAGTTAGATGGTCACCATTAGCAGATAGTACTACTAATGAACCTTATATTTATGTAAATCCAGATACAAATAGACCAACTGTTAAACCAGGTGGAATATTATTGTCAGGATCATTTTTATCAAAATATGTTCCTAATTGGAGAAAATATTCTAATGAAGAATTATTTGTTAGCTATGATGGTGGTGAACCTATTATTAATAAAAAAATACAAGAAACTATAATTGGTTATAGAATTCCTAATCAAGGTCTTGCATCTAATGATGCATTAAGAATTGTAGGAATACTTCCAGAAGCATCTGGAGATACTGTTGTAGCTTATACAGGTATTACTACTAAAACAGGTTCAGATTTTGACGTTGATAAAATGTATGTAATGTTTCCATCTTATAGTAAAAATTCTGAAACTGATAGATTAGAATATAATGATTATGATGAAAACAATATTACTAAAAAAGGATTACAAAATAGATTAATTGAATTATATAAATCTGTATTAACACATCCTGAAGTATATAAATCTGTAATGAAACCAATTGATATTGATTTTATACAGAACGAACTTAATGCTTTATTTCCAGGTACATCTACTATATTTATGAATCATTTTGATCCAGAAGTAGATCTTAAATTAAGATACTCTTTTTTAGGTGGTAAAGCTGGAGTTGGTCAAGAGGCTAATGCAATGGTTGATATTAGTAGAGAAGGTAATCTATCTTTATTAGGAGTTAAAAATATATTATGGGGTCATCGCAATGAATTAAATGAATCTAAATTTGATGAAGAATTTTCAGAAGAATTGTCTGAAGAAGAATTAGATTATTATGTAGCTCAAATGCTTAAACCTAATAGTTCTACAGAACGAATTAATGAATTTAAAGATGAACTACGTAAAGTAAAAATTGGTGATTCATTAACAGCTATTTTGAATGCATTTGTGGATATTGCAAAAGATCCTTATATTTCAAAAGGTAACTGGATTATGTCAACAACTAATGTTGGTAATATGTTACTTAGATTAGGAGCACATCCACTATATGTAGTTAACTTTTTAGCAAATCCAATTATTAAACAATATGTAGATTTTCAAAAATCTAAAGAGGGTTTAACAGATGTTCAAGATAGTGGTGATACAATTGAAAAATTTAAAAAAGAAATTGTAATTAATGCACTTGATAAAGTAGAAGGTTATACAATTAGTCTTGGTAATATATATAAAGATTACTTTAGTCAATTAAATATAGATTATAAAAAAGAAAGATTAGCTTATCAATTAGATAATAAAATTATTACATTGCAAGAATATAATAGTTCTATTGAAAGTATAGATAAAAGTTTTAAAAATGTATCTGAAGTTTTATTAAAAAAATTAAAAATTCCTGTTGAAGAATTAACAAGAGTTATTGATAATATGAAACAACAACATGATATAGCTTTTAATCCTAATAAATTAAATATATTTGATAGAAAAACTAATCAATGGGATAAATATAAATTAAATTTAGAATATTTTAGAAATCAAAATACTACTAAAACACCAGATATTAATTTTCAAATTAATTTACTTAATGCTTTTAAAGAATTACAAGAGTATAGTAAAAATGTAAGAGAAAATGTTGTTGTATCTAAATTAGATACTGATGGTATGGGTAAGAGTCATAATGATTTATTTGCATTATTTAATCAAAAAGAACAAATAATGACTAAAGTTAATAATGAAGTAATAGGAGCTATAAAAGGCTTTAATACTAAGTTTGAAGGTACAACATTAGAAGCTTATTATAATAGCTTAAAATGGGTTAAAAACGTAGTAGAAAACAATGCTTTGTTATTTCCTACAGGTACATCTCAAATACAATCTATATTTAATGAAGTTTCTAATGATTTATATGGTACTAATTTAGTTAACTCTGAATTAGTAACAAAGTTATCTAAAGATTATAATACATATTTATTGAACAAAGTATTTGATATATCTATTGAAGAAAATGATGATATACTTACTAATTTACCTAAAAGATTACATGATTTCAATGAAGAAAATAAAGGTAAGTACTTTTTATTAGATGAATTAAATATTAAAATTTCTAAATCTAAAAAATATCAATCTAGTATTGAATTAAATAATAGAAAGAAATCTACAGCATATGAAACATTATTTACTAATTCATGGAAAGATTTAATGATAGATAATCCATCATTAGCTGAAGATTTAATTAAATATTCTTTTATTACTTCTGGGTTTCAAATGAATACCACTCAATTTTTTACTTATATTCCAGCTGAATATTTTATTCAAAAAGATATAAATAATAGAGTTAATGAAATTAATAATCAAAATCAATATGATTTTTTAGATAAATTTTATTTAAATAATTTAACTGATAAAAAATTAGTAAGAAAAGTATTCAAAGATAATATTGTAGCTGATGGTGTAAATATAAATAATGGTTTTGTTAATTTATATGACAAAAAAGGAAATTATTATGTAGAATTACATACTGTAGCTTCACCAGATGCTGACCCAACTGTTAAAATTAAACCTAGATATTATAAATTAATAGGTTATGATATAGAACAAAAAGGTGTTTATGTTAGAATTCAAGAATTAGATAAAAAGTTAAATAACAAAACTTTATATAACTTTAATGATTATACAGAATTAATTAATGATGATATTATAAAACTTCAAAAATTAGTAGTATTTGATAGAAATATGCAAAGTATTGATAATGAAATTGAAACTAATAATATTAAAGTTGAACAAATAACTGAAGCATCTAATGTAGTTGAAGAAGTTGAAATAAATTCAGAAGAAGAATTTGATTTAGATTCTTTAAGTTATGGTGAGATTACTGAAAGTGAATTAAATATTGTAGTAGATGAAGAAGGTTTTACTAAAAATAAAACTAAATGGGAAAGTTCGGGTAGAACAAAAGAAGACTGGGATTTAATGACACCAGAAGAAAGAGAACACGTAATTAAATATTGTTTATAATAATGAAAGTACAAGAATTTGCAAGTTTACTATTTGATATAGAAATAAATAGTCACATAGCTCATTTACAAACAGATAAATATTCAGATCATATAGCTTTAAATAGTTTATATGAAGATATTGTTGGTTTAAGAGATAGATTTATTGAATCTTATCAAGGTAAATATGAAATAATAACAGGTTATAAAATAACTTTAAAAGAAGGTATTGAAATTATACCATATTTAAAAGAGTGTGTTAAATCTATAGAAGAGTATAGATTGACTTTGGAAGATGGTTATTTACAACAAATAAGTGATGATATTATAGAATTACTTACATCTACATTATATAAATTAAGATTTTTAAAAAAATAACATATGAGTTGCATAAATAAAAATCATCCAGATGTTGCTAAACTAGCGGGAGAATTAAATATTCTCCCTGCTGTAGCAGCAGCTAAGATAGGTGTATGGCAAGAAAAAAATAATAATTTTGATAGGTTTCCTACTAAAGAAGAATTAATTTTATCTAATAAAATTATTTATAATGGTATTTTTAATCCTAATAATATTTATAGTTTTAATCATAAAACTAAAGAAAAAACTAAAATAAATATTGAAGGAAATAAAAAAATAATTTATATATCTCCAGATAATTATTTAAAATTAGTAAATTATGGTTTAAATAATAATATTATAAATCAATTAATAAAATCTAAAGCTGATAATTCTATTATAGAAAAATATAAAAACAATATAAAAAATAATATTAATGATAATCTTAATGAAAATTCAAGATTAAGTATTAAAAATATTATTGATAATAATGAAAAATTAGATATACCTTTTATATTTTTTGATGAAAATGGAAAAATGACAGATCAAGATGGTAGAAATAGATCTAATTATGCAAAAGAATTAGGTGAAAATTTAATTCCTGTAGCTGTAGAAAATTTACCAGATAATATTTTAAATAATAAGGTGTTTGAAACTAAAAAAGATTTATCTGAATTTGTAGATGAAACCGGTCTTACACAAGGTTTAATTGATAAAGATATTGATGCTAATGATGAATTAAATAATAATTTAAAGTATGCTAATGAAAATAATAAAATTTTATTTAATAATAAACAAGGTAAGTTTACTGTAGATGAAATTCTTGAAAACATTCTTAATAATTATAAAAATTTATCTTCACAAGGAAAAGATTTATTACAGAAATCTAGAAGATTAATTGGTAGAACAGGTACTCAAGTTAGATTAGTAGGTAAAGAAGTATTTAGTAAAGATGCTTTAATGCATATTAGAAATACAGATAATATAATTGAAATGAGTAGAGATATTATAAATAAATATCCTATTGATTATGTTATTGAAGGGTTTATTCATGAAATTGCACACGGACAATCTTTACAAGCATTAATGAATCCTCAAACTTTTGAAGAAAAAGAATTTGAAGATTTAATATTTCGTAAATATTATAAATATTGGACATTTCAATCTCAAAAACAAATAAATAAAAATGGTAATTATGATGATAAACTTTCTAGTTATGGATTTAAAAATGAAAAAGAATTTGTAGCTGAAATATATTCTAATTCTGCATTTAGAGATGAATTAAGAGAATTAGATAGAATGAATGAAACTTCATATTGGAAACAATTTATAGAAGCTGTACGACGTTTATTTGGAATATCTAAATCTAAAGAAGCTAATTTATTAATTGAACAAGTTATTGATTTTATTGAAGTAGACAGACGTGATTATAAAGGAGTATCAAACCAAAAACTATTAATATTTGAAAAAAATATACAACCTGAAAATATTGAATTAGATACTATTGAAAAACAATTACAACATACAGTTAATCAAGCTAAAGATAGAATTACTCAATTAATTAAAAGAACTAAAGCTGCAGCTAATGTTAAAAATAAAGAAGAACATAAAAACTTTATTAAATCATTCGAAGCTTTATTAGATGAAATTGTTTTAGCTGAAAGAAATAATAAATGGAAATCTATTATTTCATATGCTAAATCATTTTCTAGTGCTGTAAGTAAGCTTAATAATAGCTTAAATAAAGCATTGCGTATTGGAGTAATAACTCATAATGATATAATTTATCATAAAGAACAATTTGATTTATTTAGACCTGCAAGTATTACTGGTAAATATATAATTGCTGAAGATATATATGAATTATATAAAAATGATCCTTTTATTAAAGAATTAGTTAAAGATAATAATTTAGATATTAATGATGATTTATATAATACTTTAGATAATTTATCTACAAAAGATTTAGATACTTTTGAAATGTTAAAACTTGTTGATAGTTATGAAGAATACTTATCAGCATATGATTTATTAGATGAAATTAATTCTTTAATTACTAGAAGTCAAAATGATAAAACATTAGAAAGAAAAGATAAAGTTCAAATTGAAGAAATTAAAAAAGTATTACATAATTTAAAAGATGGTCATCAAAGTTTAACAGATTCATTTATAAATATTAAAAAAGCATTTGCTGTTACAGAATTTTCTAAACCTGAAAATAACACTAAAGTTGTTACGGAATGGAAAGATAAATTATTTTCAGAACATGCTAAATTAAATATTAAATCTGAAACTAAAGAAGAATATTTTGGTAGAATGATTGAAACAAAATATAAATCTGATTATCAAAATGCTTTAAGAGAAAGTGCTCGTAAAATTGTATATGATCCTTACTTTGATATTTCAACATTTGATAGAAATACTACAGATATTTTAAATATAAATTCTCCATTAATCAATCTTATATCAAATACTATTGGTAAAATGAGAGATAATATTATAAATGCTTATCATGATAAGCAATTCCAACTAAATAAAATATTTAAAAAATATTCTAAAGAAAAAGGACAAAATAAGCAATCTGAAATGTATGGAAATATTATTGAATTAAGTCAAAATGATCAATATTATTTAAAAGGAGAATACTCTACTAAATTTTTAGATTCTGTTCAAAATGAATTATATCCTATATTAGATAAAATAACTGAATTAAAAGAAAAATATAGTTCACAATTTGATACTAAAAAAGAAGCTTTAAAAGCATTAAATAAAGATGCAGAATATAAAACTTTAAAATCTAAAAGAAAAGCTTGGTTTAGTGTTAATACTATTTCTATTAATGAAAAAACTGTTCCACATCCTAAATACAAGAATGCTGAAGTTACAGGTGTTGAAAAAGAATTATTAGATTATTTTAAATCTGAAACAGATAATAATAATGTAACTGTTTATAATAATCATGTTAGTTTAGTTAAATCTGTATATGGTGCTAAATTTTACAAAATTCCTTCTGTTACTAAATCTAATTTAGAAAGAACACTTGAAGGTGATGTTAAAGGTCAACTAAAAGATAAATGGACTGATTTAACAGAGGTTAAAGTTGATGATGTAAATTATGGTGAAGCTGTAGATAGTAAGAACAAAGAGAAAAGAACTGTTAAAATTGGATTTAGAGGTAAACTTGATTCAAAAGATCAATCTTTAGATTTATTTACTGTATATAGAAAAGAAGCTTTAAATGCAATTAATTATAAAGAAAAGAAATCTAATGAAATAAAACTTAAATTATTTGTAGATATAGCTTCATCTAAAGAATATAAAAAACGCTCTATTCAAACTGGTAAATGGTTACAAAATAAATATGCAACACATGCTCCAGGAACTACATTTAGTGGTGAGTTTTCTCAAGAACTTAAAAAAATTGAAGGTCTTTTAGAAACTCATTTATATGATGTTTTATCTTATAGTGGTGGTAAAGTATTTGGTTCAAAATTAGAAGCAAGTAAATTAGCATCTATGGTAAATGGATTTGCTGCAAATATTGCAATGACTGCTAACTTAGGTTCAGGAGTTGTCAATGTATTAAATGGTGTTACTCAAATGTTTTTAACTTCTGCTGGTGGATATACATTTAATAAAACAGATTTATTAAAAGCTGAAGCTCATTATAGTAAAAATATAATGAATATATTAGCTGATTTAAATCAACCTGTTAAACAATCATTTCATAACCAAATGTTAGATATGTTTGATATATTTGGTGGATTTGATAGTGCTACTCAAGAATTTATACGCAATAGTTATGCTAAAAAAATCATTTCAACTCATTCAATGAATGGATTAAATGAAATGGGTGAGCATATGATGAATGCTGTATTAACTGAATCTATCTTAAGAGGTATTAAAGTTATGAATTCTGAAAGAAAATATATTAATAAAGAAGGAATTGTAGTTGAAGAATTAAATGCAGCTTCATTATTTGATATGTTATCATTAAATTCTGATGGTAAACTTGTTATGAGTGATAAAGTTGTTTATACTAAAAAGAATATTGATTCTAAATATCATGAAGGTGGTAAACAACATATCAATTATGTAATTAAAAAGAAAGCTCATGATATATTTGGTGTATATGACCCATTAATGAAAGCTGAAATTGCTAAAACTTGGTGGGGTAAAACACTAATGATGTTTAAAAACTTCTTTTTATCTTCTTTAAAACATAGATATAAAGGAATTGAAACATCATTAACAGCTAAAGAAGATTTAACTGAAGATGATATATCATTTAATAATGCAGAACAAGAGTTTACAGAAGGTATTTATACTACATTCATACGTTTTATAAGCCAAGGTGTAATTCCTTCTTTAAAAGGGCTGCAATTAGCTTATATGATAGATAATTATAATAGTTTATCTGATTATGAAAAAGCTAATCTAAAAAATACTACATTAGAGATTTGTTTAACTATGGTTATACTTCCTTTATTAGGTATGATGATTGGTGCCGCTGCAGGAGATGATGATAATGAATTATTTTTTGCAATGTATGCTTTTAGAAGACTTGAATCAGAACTTTCACAATTTAGAAACCCAATGGAGTTACAAAGAATGATTGCTAATCCAGTTGCAGCTAACAGATTTATTCAAAACTGTGCAAATGTAGTAAATGATATTGTAACACCTATTAATTTTAATCCTCAAAGAAATGAAACTTTCTTTGATTATTTTAGTGAAGATTCAAAACATAACAATGTATTAGTAAAACATGTTAAAAAAATAACTCCTTTCTACGCTCAATTAGATAAAGAATATAAAAATCTCTACAACCTATTGAATAAATAAAAAGTCAAAAAAAAGCCACATATAACCGTAATGGTCGTATGTGGCTTTTTGCGTTTATATTAGTGTTATATAAACAATTAAAGGATATCCATCTTTTAATTTATTATTTAATTACTTTTAAACAAGTTAATGCTTCATTTTTTTTAATATGTAAATTAAAGAAAGCACCTTTACTTTCAGCGTTATTTAATTTATTAAAAAATTGTTGTGAAACAGGTGTGTAAATATATAATTTACCTGATTTAAAATCTACAGTTAAATCTTTTCTACCTTCATCATATGTTAAACTCTTAATTACAGAGCTTTTTGGTGTATTTATAGTATTATTCATTTTCAATTATTTTACATTCATATTCGATTCCATTTTCATCAAAATAAGAAACTGTTACATTTCTATAAGAAGATTCTCCAAAATATTCATAACTATTTTCCCATTCAAATTGTATACCACAATTATTAAGTTCAGAATCAAAACTATCCCAATCTTCTTGTGTAGTTTCTCTCCATACTCCATTTTCTTCAATTTCTTCAGGATATTCATCACATTCTACAAATAACCAATAATCTTCAACATCATTATAATTATCATCACCACCTTTTCCATGGGGATATTTTTTTTTACAATTATCTAAAAATTTTAAAAATCTATCTAAATAAGGATTATCTTTATCAACTAATACTTCAGGATGAAAATATGCATCACCATCACCACCCATAAGTTCAATAACAAACTTATATTTATTTTTAGGTTGTTTATTAGGTTTTAAAGGTTTTAATATTTTAATCATTTATTTTTTATTAATTTTAGGTTTTTCAAAGTATTTCATAGCAATATAATGCATACTAATACTTCCAATAACAGCACCTATTACATAAGTAACCATTAATATCCAATTATCAAAATTGGTAACTACATGTCTAATAACAAGTAACCATATACCATTTGATAATACTGAAGCAACAGTATGATATAACAAACTGCTACTATTTCTTGCTCTACTAACTAAAGTAAAACTTGCGTTTTGTAGGATAGTTAATCCTAACATTATTAATATTTGATACAGCATAATTAATATTTACTTAAAATTTCATTAATTAAATCTTTTGAGCCACCCATTGAAGCTAAAACAATATCACTTTCAATTTGAGCTTTTGTAGGAATTAATTTATTTAATTCAATTTCTACTTTTGTATTATAAGCTTTTAAAAGACCTTCTGTATCTGTTTTAAAATACGTACCATTAAAAGGATGTTTAATTTCAACATTTAATAATCCAGCTTCTTTACTTAATTCACCCATTTCATTTTGGATTTCTTCATATCTTTTAGCTTTTTTAATTAATTCTTTATAATTAATATCTTCTGCTACTTTATCACAAGTATTTTTATGTACTTGTCCAGTTATTTTATTTTTTTTCAATTCTGACATTATTCTTTCAGAAATAATATTTAATTGAATATTTGTTAAATTCTTGCTCATTTATTCCATTTTCATTATTAACTCTTTGTATTTTTCACATTTTTCTTCAAACTTAATTCTATCATCAATAACTTTAAGTATATTATCAAATTTATTTTCAGTTTCAGTTTGAACTAAATTCCACATTTGTTGTGCAATTTCTCTAATTTCTAATTGAGCATGTTCACTATTTCTTAATTTAATAAAATTAGCAAAACTTCTCATATTAAAAGTTACATCAGCTTGAATTTGTGAATTATATGTTTTAAAAAATCTAGCAGATTCTTTAGCTCTTTTACGACCTAAAATAGGTGTTAAATCATTTAAAGATAAATGATATAATTGATTTCCTAAATTTGAATAACAATGTAACATCTCATTCCAATTTGTAGCATCTAAATATAACATTTCTGTAAAAGTATTAGAACGACTTAACTCATCAATACTTTCTTTACTAAAAGATATTTGTTTCCAATCTTCAGGTAAATAAAATTTATCTTCTTTTAATTCTTTATATCTAGCTGATTCACCATTAATATTAGCCATTCTATGCTTTAATAAATGAATATGACTAGCTATTTCAGTATCAACTAAAAAATGCACTGAAACCTTCTCAAATGGTGTTTCATGTTTATTAGACCAAAGCATTTCTAATAAATTAGGAATTCTTTCTCTTTTAGCATCTGTAATATCTCTTGATGTACTAGTCCAAGCAGATTGTGCTACAACTTCATCACTTCCATAAAATCCTAATAATTCTACTTTGTTGTTATTCATTCTTTATATTTTTATCAACATATCTATCATCCATATCTTTTCTAAAAAGATACATATAAGATAAGAACATTGCATTACACAATATATGACCAATATGTGATAACTTACTTTCAGGATCATCATTTTCACCTTCTACAAAAGCATTTAAATGTCTTTGTAAACTTTCAGTTATTTCACTGTATTTTAGTCCTTTTTTCCAATTATTAGCTGAATACTTATTAGCACCAAACATTAATACTTTAACCATTGGTTCTAATGCTTTCCAACTAACTAAACTCCATTTTATTTTTCCTTCATTATATCTCTCTGCATTCATATTTTAAAATTAAAGCCACTACCTAATTGATAGTGGCTTTTTTGTTTTTATTTGTTAAGCTTCTACTGCAACAGCATTATTATTAACAACAGTTGCATCATCTTCATTTACAACAAATGTCCAAGTGGTAATTCTATTATTACTATTAGGATTCATTGCAGTAATAACTGAACTAGACAATTCATTTAATACATCATGAAAATCAGGTAACTGTTCAATAGTATTTGTAGTAGTTGACATAATAAATGCAGCACATCTACTACCTTGGTTACCTTGAAAACTTGCAATAATATCTTGAACTATAGATACATAAATATCTTTAAAAGTTTCATCAAGATTAATTTCAGGATTTAAAGTAAATACAGTATTATGATTTCTCAAATATCCATTAAAATTATTTCTCATTGTTTGTAAATGATTAATAATACTATTTAATCCTGAAAAAGAATATACTCCACAACTTGCAGAAATTCTAGCAAAATTTACAATTTGTGTTGAATCATAATTAAACACATTTCTTCCAATAAATGGACAACTAATTGTAAAACCAAAAGTAACTTCTCCTTTTACAACTGCAGTAGTAATGTTTAATTCATCAACTACTGGAATTACTGGCGCTGGTGGTGGAACTGGTCTAGCAGTTCTTTCAGGAATTACTCTAAATAAATTTTTAGCATAATTTTTTTGAACACCATTATCATTTATTAAAGTATATCTAGTTTCTGATTCTTCTACTACATCATAATCTGTATTTGCAGAAATTGATTTATTGTTACCAGTTTTTAAACATTTTAATCTCATATTATATATTTTTGTATTTTTTTGTTGTTATGTATCTGTAAAATTTCTTTAATTTGAAATTAATACGTTCTTTAATTAAATCTTTAGAAAATATTTCAACAAGAACTTTTAATCTTATTTTAACATCTCCTATTTCTTCTATAATTTTTAAATCTGATACTAAATCAGGTTTGTTTTGTCTTTGTTTTAAAATTAAAGCTAATTCTAATAACTCTTCTATTGTTTTAGAAATTGTGTATTCTCTGTCATTAACATTAAGTAAATGATCATAAACAATATCTTTTTCATTTTGTTCCATTAATAATTTTTATTTGGTGTTTTCTCTATATTTTGTTAAACAATCTTGAACTCCATCACAATAAATTATATTGTAATCAATTACATCTTTAATCATTTTATTAAACCATACAACTTCTTGAGTTCCTTGAGTAACAATTATAAATACATTACCAACTTTATTTTTGTTTTGTCTTAATCTACCCATCATTTGAATAAGTTTCACTTGTGAGCTGTAATAAGAGATTATAAAACAATTATCTAAATCTGGTAAATTTGCACCTTGAATTAATTTTTTAAAAGAACCAATTACTGTAATTATATCTTTAGCAAAATTATTTAAAATTACATCATTTACACTATCTGAATTTAAAGATGATATTACATTTGGTGTAATTTTTTTTAAAGATTCTAAACTTGTTCCAAAAACAATACTTTTAGTTTTAATATTAGCTAATAAAACTTTTATAATACAAACTTTACTTAGTAAATTATAAAGTATATTACTTCTTTTATTAGAAGCTTGAATTATTTTTAATTGTTTTTTTTCTTCAAATCTAATCCAATCTTCTTCAGGTTTAGGTTCTAAATTTACAGCTTCATTAAATAATTTAGTTGCATATGAATAAGCACTAGCTTCAGTTTGTAAAAATGGAGAATGTTTTGCACCACCTAATACATTTTTATTAACACTGTCTAATTTATTTTGTATAACATAAATATTTAATTTACGAGAAGTATCATCTAGTTGTCCTTGATTAACTGTGTATCTATAGCAAATAGGAGCTATTTTAGCAATCATTTCATATTTATTAATCATATCCTTACCAAAGAAATTTCTAAGCGGTAAATCCTTTTTAATTGTGTAAAATTGATCACTTTTTAATAATGCTGTTAATCCAATTATAGCATCATATTTATTATAAAGATGAAACTTAATATATTCTGGAGTTAATTGTTCATGAATTTCATCACAACCAACTAAACCAAGTTTGTAACCTTTCCATTTATAAACTTCTTGATAACAATGAAATTCTAAATTATACATTGCTAACACATCAACATTATAAATTTTATTAAAAATTTTAATTTGTTCTTGTAAATCTCTATCTCGTTGTGTAGTTTCAGCTAAAAATAAATGGACAGTGTCTTGTTGATGTCTTGGCATGGTACATAATGCCTTTAAAAATATAAACATCTTACCAATACCTGTAATAGCTTCAACTGTACCACATTTACCTAAATAGATCCATTTTTCTATTGCAGCATCTTGTATTCTATTTTTCTTTTCGTTTAATTCCATTTATGTTTAGTAATAAATTTAAGGCAAGTTCAGTTATCTGCATGCTTTTACTGACTTTTTAAAGGATACGCAGCAGATGCTCCTACCTTATTTATTAATTATTTATAATAATCCTTGTCTAGAATTATAATTTTTTAAAAATTCAGATTTTAATTTTAAAATACTTTGTTTATTTAAAAATTTAACACCTGTATCTTTCCAATCACTTTGTGTTAAATTTCTACCACCAATAATACCAGAAGTATCATTTACAATCATTTTTAAATGACTGTTGTTAAAAAGTTTTACATTATAATTTGAAAGTTTATTTTTTAAAAAATTTATTTGTTTAATACTTGGATTACTCAATCCTATTAATATTTTTACATCTTTACATTTAGTTTTTTTAAGATTATTTAGAATTTCTTCTATATCTTTTTCAAGTTTAAATCCATATGTAGCAATATAAAAGAAAGAATTATTTTTTTTACTTTCTCTATTAATATGATTATAGTAATCTTTTTTATTAGATATTAATATCATTTTATTTATTTTCTTGAATATACAATGTATATATCCAACATTGAGTTCCTAAATATTTATACATTATTATTTGCTATTAATTTACATATATTAATAAAATATTCATTATTGTAAATTCTTTTCATCATATTTACATCTTTATGTAACCATTGTACGTTTCCTTCAATATATCCTAATGAAGAATCTATTCTATCTAAAGAAGCAGTATAGTTTCGATCTTTATTTTTTATTGGAAAATTTAATTCTAAACCTGATAAATTACATTTTCTATCTTGTTTTAAAAATAAATCCCAAATATAATCTTTTGTAATAGATAATTCTATTTCTTTTCTACCTTTATTTCCTTTAGCACTACGTACTATATGATTGTACCAAAAATTTCCTGATATTTCACCAATTCCTTCCCACATATTATGTGTGTTTCCTAAAGGTTTATCACACCCACAAGATTTTGTATTAGTTTGTCTTAAGTGAGTGAGTAAAACATTTGTTGTGTTACCACACTCACAAAGACAAGTATATCTATAATGACCATTTCTTGTTTTAGAATGTTCTGATATAACTTTTAGTTTACCATAAATTTCTCCAATTGGATTTAATTTTTTCATATATTTATATTTTATACAAATATAAACAATTTATTTCACAAATCCTAATCATTTCACAATTATTTTATATAAAATTTTATTATATCTCACATCCACCTGGACCACTACAAGCAGCTTGGTCTTTAAGATTAGTAGTATCATTTACTTCAATAACTTTTGTTAAATCAATATCTTTTAGTGTTTCCATTAATTTATCATAAGTTTCTTTTGTACAATCTTCAAATGGAGTTTGTTTATATGTTCCACCATCATATGGTAAAACAGATAATCCATTATAATAATCTTTATTAACCCACATCCATTCTCCAACAATTTTCCATTCATCAGATCTTACTGATACAGTACATGATACATTATGAGTATTTTCGCCTTTAATATGTCCAGTTTTAACCCAATCTTTAGATATAAGTTTAACCCTTTCTAAAGCATCAATTGTTGATTCGTGTCTTGTTATAGCTCCTTCAGGTGCTTTTTGAGGAACTGTAATAACAGCAGTAGTATTTGGACTAAAGTATTCATCTTCAATTAATTCTGGATGATATATAGCCAAATATTGATATAATGCTTCATTTTTATTAACTCGCATTCTTCTTAAATAATAATCATTATGCCAAGCATGAATTCCTGATGATGTACCTAATACTAAACTAGTAGTACCTGCAGGTTTTACAGCAGTTGTTCTTGCAGCAGGATTAATACCTAAAATTTTAGCTAATTCAATATTTTGTTCTTTAACAATTTCAGCAGCTTCAACATAATTTAATTCTAAGTTACTTTTAGAAGCAATTCCTGTCATAGATACACCAATTAATGCATCTTTTTCAGTATTTTTCTTCCAAATATCTCTTAAATAATGAAAATCTGTATATGAAGCTTGTAAAGTTGCTATAAAAGAAGCAGTTCTTGATCTTTCATTTAAATCTTGCTGAGATTCAACATTACTCATGTTTATTTCTACCATTTTGTTCAATTAAGCTCGTTAAACTTAATCAGGGAATTCTTTATTAATCCAATTTGCAAATTGTTTTAATTCTTCAGGTGAAGAACTACTTTTCATACAATTTGCTAATTGACTAATTACAATAACATTTCCTTTAATATATCCTTTTGTATTATCAATTCTATCTAAAGAAGGTGAATTACTTTCACCACCAGCTCTTCCACTATTATATTCTAATTTAATATTTAAAATAGGACAGTATTCTGGTACTATAATATCTTCAAATTCAATATTGAATTCATGATTTTTAGTTTTACTTCTAGATTTAGCTCTAGCAAGCATCTTTTTTATAGGATTTGAACTTTTAACTCTTTCTGAGTTACATTTTGGACATAAAGTTACAGTTTTTGAAGTTATTTCAAATATTATATTACATTTTGAATTAGAACATTCTCTATGTGTTTTTGATATTAAATTACCTTCTCTATTTTTAATTAATTCTGACATATATTTTGAATTTTGTAATAATACAAAGATACAAAATTAATATGACATTTCCTAATAAAATGTTATTTATTTTACCCATCTGCATATTTCTATGCAGTTCGGACTATATCATCACTATAAATAGTGGACAGTGCTTCCACTCACTTGAGTGTACTCCTTACGGATAGTCTCTGAACCTTCCCTTGTAGGGCTCGGCTGCTGATTGTCATATAATATAAAATAGGTGAATTTCTACATGATACCGACGCCAAAGACGCCAGGTGGGAATCAAACCCACACCCTTGTTCTATTTTATATTACTTAGATATCCCAGCAATTCTCTGTCTTTTACAACCTCCTAGAATCTTAAAGGTTACAAAACTGGTACGGACGCAACGCTATTTCGCAGCAGGGGTTAGTTCCCCAATCTCTATCATTTGTAAGATAAATACCTGGTTCACCTGATCCAGAAGCTTCAATTCTTTCCCAAACTTTATCAAAAGTTTTTTTATCAATTTTATGACGTAATAAAACAACTGAATTGTTTGATCTACCACGTTGTGGATTATTTTCCCACCAATTACCAGACTTACAGTTTAGCATAGCATCACTATCTAAATCAAATAAACTAATCATTGCGGCTCTTCTAATTCCACCAGCTAAAACTGCATCTGCAATATGACACATTATATCATGACATTCAATATCAGTCAATTTTGAACCATCTTCTTTTTCTCTTAATATTGCTTCAATTTTAACTAAAGCAATTCTAAGTGGTTCTGGTCCTGGAGCTTTACCTCCTGCAGTTATTAATAATGCACCTTTTTGTCTAATATCTGATAAATCAAATTCAATATGATTACCACCAGATATATAAGATTTAAATAAAACTTTTACAGCATCTGCCCAACCTATAATAGAATCTTGAACTACATATTTTTTTTTACGTTGATAATTAGGTTTTCTAATTTCAGGTAATTTATCAATATGATGATTTTGAATACTATAACCTACACCAGTACCACCTAATAATAAAAACATAGTTTCACTAAAACTACGAATATCATCAATTGGTAAAAATGCACAATTATAAATTCTACTATTATTCATTTCAATTGCTCTACCACCAAATTGCAAACTACGCATTGATGGTAAAATTTTTTTAGTTAAAACAAAATTTTTATAAACATTTTCAATATGTGTTTTAATATCTGGATGTTTTTTTATATGCATTTGCATATTTCTTTCAACTAATTCTTCCCAACTCTCTCTTCTTTCCAATTCTGGAAGATGTTTAGCATATTTAGAATATACTGTAATATCGCTTAAAATTTTTTTATCTAAACTTAAATTCATTTATTATTTTTACTATTCAACATTTGTGCTTGTTGCACTCTCTTTTAACTTTAAAGTTTCGTTACTAACTTCAACTTTTTCTCCGAGTTCTGAATGTAAATCTAATTTTATTTTTAGCTTTTCTTCGAGTTGTTTTTTTAATTTTTCATCCTTATAAAGGATTTGTTTGATTTTTAAAATCAGATTTATTCCAGCAGGAATTTTTCCATACATTTGTGTCCAGAATTTTAATATTAATTTCTTAGCATCTTCACCAAATTCTGAATATTTGCTATTTTGTAAAGCATAATATTCTGGTAAATATTCTTCTGGAAATTTAAAAACATAAACTACATCTGAACCAATATCTATTAATTTAACAAAATATTGATTATCAATTAATCTATGTTCATATGCTGTAAATTCTGGATTTTTAAAACTAAATTCATGTTTAATAAATATACATTCGTGAAATTCATTGTTTTCATCAAACATATATGTATTATCTAAATAATTTATGAATTTAGTTTCTATTCCAATAACTTCAGATATAAGTGGTAGTAAATAAGTTTTACTTGAGTTATATCTTACATTACTCATTTATTTCTATAAAATTATCTTTTAAATATACTTCACCATTGTTATCAACAATTTGTTTAGGTATATTATATTCATTATTATCAAAACACCATTTAATTTCTTCACATAGTTCATTTAAACCTTTATATCTATATTTACCTATATTAAAACCTTTAATACTGGCATTCAACCAGTTCTTAGACATTTTAAATAACATAGGTATTTTTTCTTTTTTAGATATGTATAAAAATTCAAAATCTTGTAAAGTATAACCTTTTAAATCTAACATTTCACAAATAGCTTTAAATGCTAATGTATAAATAGCTCCTTGGAAATAATATCTCCATTTAATAAAACTATTTTCAAACTCAGAAGCATTATCTGTACCTGTTTTTAAATCTATAAATCTTACTTTTTTATTTTTGTGATCAATTAAAATTTTATCAATTACTCCTCTAAAATTAAAACCTAAATGTTTAAATTCAAAATAAAATTGATTTTTATTTTCAAATTCTTCATTAGTAATAATATCTTTAGAATAATTATGTGTTTTTAATATTTCTGCTAATTCTTTAGCATCTTCTAACTCTTTAGTTGTTACAATTATTTTATCAAATGTTTCAAATATACATTTTAAATAATCCCAAAATTCAGGAATATTAAAATTAGCTAATAAAGTATCAGGTTTTTGTCTTTTCCATAAATTATTATGGGAAATAATTTGTAAAACTTGTTCTTTATTAGGAATACTTGTATAATTTTTTATAATAATATCACATAACAAACCTAGAGTAGCTGTTGGTTTTTCTCCATCAAATACGTAATAATGTTTATTAAAATAATCTTTATCTTCAAATATTAAATTATCTACTAAAGATCCAATTTTTAAGGCTTGAGTATCATTTGTTTTAGTTCTAACTAAAGCAACTGCACCATTTCTATCAAAATCAGAAACTTTACTATAAGATAAATCTTTTAATTTAATATCATTATCCAGTACTTGATTTAATTTGCTTACTTTCTTCTTCTCCATCAATTTCATATATAATCAAATCCATTAATAAATCTTGCAATTTATCAGCTATTGTATTTTCAAAGTGAAAATCTTGACCTTCATTAGAATAATTATTTTCTATTTCAGTGTCTACAAGTAATCTTGCTGCGTTTATTTGATTTGTTTCTATGTAATTTATGAATTGATTGTAATTTTTATCAGCAAAAAGCAAAGCTGCTAATTGTTCGATTATAAGAATGTTTTCTTTCATTTTTATTTTTTTATAAAACTCTTATATAAACTCCTGGTTTTTCTTTAGAATAACTACTATATTCACCATTAATTTCCATTGGAAATGGTAAAAATATTGTAGTATCATCATCTTCAATAATGTCGTGGGCAGTAAGTAAATCTGCAATAAGTTGATTAGCATTATTGAAATCATATCTATGCTTACTGCCACGTACAAAATGAAAACCAATTTTATAAGGTTTTATTGTTAAATGTTTTTCAAAAAATTCTCTAGTTTTTTCAAATTCGTTTTCTCTAGTTACATAACACTTAACTATTTTTTTACTAGCAGAATAGGATTGAATACCTAATGCTCGTATGTATTTGTTAACTGCTTTTGAACTAAATATACCTTTTGAAGTTTTAACCTTTGAATTTTTTAGACTTGGGACATTCCCATTTATAAATAAATATTCATTACCATTGAATTCTAAATTCTCTACCATTTTGTTCTGTAATTTCTTGGTTAATATCTTCTAACGCGTCGACATTAAGAGTTTGAAATTGTAAAACATTATGTTTTCTTTGATTAATTTTATTAATATAATGTGTACCATTATCACCTATAAAAACAAAAACTACACCTGAATGAACTAACATATCATTTAAATATGAAATAAAATAATCAATAAATTCTGACCATTCTGTTACATCTGGTTTTTTACTAGTACCTGTTAAAGCTGTATTTAATAAAAATACACCTTGAGATGTCCAATGTGATAAAGTATAATCATGGTTAATTTTAAGACCTCCACATATATGATTTTCTATACCGTTAAATAAATTAACTAGTGTAGGATCAAAATCATCATGATAATTATCTTTATTAGCAAAAGCTAGTCCATTACTTCTATGATTAAAACTAGGAAGACAATTAATTATTACTACACTAATATCATTTAATCTAACATCTTTAAATGCTTTGAAAATATCTTTTTTTGCAGGATAATAATCTTTCTTAGTTTTATAATTTTCATGTAATGATAACATTAAATTATACATACTTTCAGTTTGTAGAATTGGTAGTAAACTTGACCATTGACCCATTAATAAAGAATAATCAATTTCTAGTTTATAACTGGTCATCTTTTAATTTTAAATTAATTTCTGTATCAAAAAACATTGATGGATCTTCTGTTTTCGTTTCCATTCCAAAATTACCATATTTAATATTAAAACTAACTTGTGATTCATGTGTTTCTTGTTTTAATCTTTCTACAGCTCTATCTAATTCAATTTTTCTTTCTGAAAAATAAAATCTTTCTAAAGAATCATCTACACTAAATGTATTTGGTGATTTATTTACAGTTAATGGTTTATGAAGTGATTTTTTAACACTAGATGTATTATTAGGACTAGAAAAATTTTCATCTATTACTAATTTTGAAATATCTCTTGCTACTGCAGATTGAAAAGATTTAGGTGTATAACGCATTGGTTCTCTACCATTACCATTTCTATTTGGTTTATAACTATCGTTATAATCATTAAAATTAGAAAGACTTTTAGTATTTTCTTTAGTATCAATATGATTCCATCTAATACTTTTATTACAATATATTAAATCTTCATCACCTTGAATTTTACCTTGAGAATTTAATTCTTCCAATCTTCTTATTCTAGTATTGATATAAGAAATATGATAATTTAATAAATTATTTTTTTCAGTTTTTTTTAATCTTTTTTCATTTTTTAGATATTCATCAATAAAATTTCTAAGATTATCTAATCTGGTAACATTAGAAAAATTTTTTAAAATTAATTCAGTATTATTTACTGTGTAATCTAAAATATAAATATTAATTAATAAAAAATTAATAATTTTATCAATATCATAAGTTGGAGTATGAATTCTAAATTCAATAGTTTGTTTATTACCAAAAATAATAGGTATTAAATTATTAGCATAATATCTAGTATTAATATTCCATTTTTGATTACCACTAGGATCTCTTGGATGTTCTTTAACATTATCTAAATTATTAGAAAATGCACTAAATGGCACACCTTCTGATAAATAATTAAATATTACATTAAAGTTTTTATTAACTTGATCTTTGTTTTTAACATCAATTGAAGCATCTAATAAACTATTAATTTTATTAATAGGAAATGGTTTTGAATAGTTTTTTCTTTTTACACCAAAATTATATTTTTTGTATAAAGGAAACATTGAAAACATTTCTTCTTGAAAAAATGAAGCTACTTTCCAAAAAGCTAATAAAAATTCAGGTGTTCTAGGTATATTACCAACATGATAATGTAATGCACAAGATGTATTATATTCTGTTTTACTTTCTAAATGATAAGCAGAATCAATTAAAGCTTGTAAACCTATTTCTCCAGATAAAGGTATTGTGACATATTCTAAACCACTAATAGAACCATCTCTTAAAGGTATTAAAGGTAATACTTTTAACATATCATCACTTAAAATACCTTTTACTGTTTCAAATTCTAAACCAAAAGTATAATCTTTTAGCAAAGGAGCATAAGTTTTTACACTTTTAGTAATATTAGGTTTATAATTAGCATGGAATTGTTTAGAAAATTTACTAGTAATTCCTCTAGAATCATAAGGAAAAGATTCTTTATATTCTTTAGTAACATCTTTAATTAAATTAAATAATTTTACTTTTTTAATAGAAATATGATAAAATATACCAGTAGCTTTTTCTTCTCTATAATCTAAAGGAATTATAAGTTTATTTAAACATAAATGATATTTATTACTTCTATCAATCAATCTTATATTATATAATGGATTACTTTCAAATAATCCATATATAAACGTGTTTTCTTCAAATCTAACTATTCCTTCAATTAAATTTGCATTTGGAAGTGTATATTTACCAACTGTGTGATTAAATACTAAATTTTCAGGTCTAATATATCTTTTGTTTATTAAATATATTTGTCCAGAATTTTCTTTATATATATCACCAATTGAATAATATTGTCCATCTATTAATCGGCATGTACTTTCAGGAACTTCAATTCCTTCAATATTTTTTACAATTTTATCTTCCATTTTATTTATTATTTCCTATTTTATCAATAATTAAAGAATCTAAATTCATTAAATAATCATTATTAACTTCCATAACATCTGTTACTACATCAGAATTAGCAGAATGTTTTGCTAAATTATTATTTGCAGTTTGAACTGTTATATAAACATTCATCATTTCAGATTCAAGAGTATCTTTTATTTCAGAATTATATTCAATTTCTTCTTCAATTTCAGGATCTTCATTAATTTCAGAATTTTTGTTAATAATTTCAACATCAGAAAATATATCGTTAGCATCAATAAAATGTTCAGTTTTAATTTGATTAACTTCAAATATATCACCTAATTTTTTTAATTCATTATTTTGATAAATTTTAAATGGTATTTCTGATTTATCAGTAATCTCATTACTATTTAATTTAATTGTTGAACTTTCTCCTAAAAGAATTGGTGGTGTTGTATTTTCTAATAAATCAATTGAATCTTCACATATTTCAATATTAATTAAGTTTCCTTTTTCAATATTATAAATTTTACCACTTTGAAGAAACGAATGTTTTTTAGTACATGGTAATCTATTATATGTAATTTCTTGATTATGATCAGGTTTTCTTTTTTTACTAATATCTATAATTGGATGTTTTGCCATTTCTGATAAATCTAAAAAAGTAAATTTATCTTTAAATTTATTAGTAACAGCTTCATAATCCATTAAAGTTTCTAGCATTATACCTTTATAAAAATATAATAAAGGCGGGTCTATTTGTTTTTTAAATGTAAAAGGTTTAACTACGTTACCTGATTTAAAATCTGGAATTTCTGTACCATTTAAAAATCTACCTTTTTCCATATCAAAAAATCTATCTAAAAATTCATAGCTTGATGCCATAGCTTTAACTGGATCATCTGATATATAAAGTAAACCATAACCAAATATAAAAGTATATACACCTTCAATTAAATGACCATTTCTTCTGTAACGTAAGTTTCTAAAATTAATTCCTGATTTAAAATATTTATCATCTGTTTCATCATAAATATTTGTAATAATAGAATTATCTAATACTTTATAGTTTAATTTTGATTGTTTAGGGCTCCTTTTTTTAGTCATAACCATGTCCAAGGTACAATTGGCCGTGGCCGAATGTATCTTCCTCGTCATAGGAGCCATAGTAAAATTTTTATTATGTCCTGTTGAGTATGATTTTTTTTGAGCAGCTTCGTTTCTGTTTACTTTATAAGTAATTGCAGAATCAATATCACCATTTTTAATTTTATAAACAATATTATGTTTAAATTCAAAAATATTTTTATCTTGTTTTCCACCAATTGCTATTAAAGGTTCTTCTAAAGAAGATATATAAAGAGAATTTTTACTTTCTTTATAATAATATAAAGGTCTTTCTTCAAATTTATCAGGATTAGTATCTCCAGTTTCTTTTCTTGAAGCACCATGAAATGCATAAATTGTATCAGGTTCACTTAAATCTTGAAAGATTAAAGCTGCACCACCAATATATGAATCTAAAACTTTAATATCTTTAGAATTATAAATACATTCTAATAAGATTTCTGAATCATTTTTACTACGGATCCATTTTCCTTTAGCACCATGTTCATTTAATTCCCATAAATCAACTGTTACATCATAATCTTTTGCTAAATCACTATGATTTGTTAATGTACCATTATGACAACCTATAAAAGAATAACCTTCATTTAATTCACCAAACCCAAAAGGATGTGCATTATATTCATTAGCTACTCCAACACTAAGTCTTCTAGTATGACCAAATACAACAGGTACTTCTTTTGGTTTCAAATATTCTTTTTCTATTAAAAAATCATAATAATTTTTATTGGTTGCTAATCCATAATAAATTTCACCATCTGTTGTAACACCGCATGAATCACCACCTCTGGAATTATTATAAAGTCCTAAAATGTCAAATTTTGCTTTGTTAAAAGATTTTGGACTACTTCCAGCCCATGCAAAAATACCACAACCTAATGTATTATGTTTTGGTTTAAATATTATTAAACCAAGAATTTGGAATAATAAAAGTATTAATATTATATTTATCATTTGTTTTTTATATTGTTATTTTTTCTTTTTTTTCAGTAATATTAAGTACTGTTAATAATTCTTTTGCAGATTCTAAATTATTAGTATCAATTGCAGTTCTAACTTGTTCAGAATATTTATTAATTAATTCATCACATTCATTATCTAAAACAAAGTTTACAGCTTTTAATGTTTGATTAAAAACCCAACTCATTGTTTCTGGAGTATGAATCCAAAAATTAGATAATGCTCTACATTCAACTCCAAAGTCTTTAAATCTAAAACTTCCTGCTTTACCATATAACTCTCTTCGACGCGTATCATTGTCTTTAAAAAGAGCTGGTAATACTACAAACATATCAAATACTTTTACTATCTTTTCAGTTTGTTCTTCATTAGCATTTGGATAACCAATTGCTACATGTCCTCCAGCACATCTTAAATTTGTATTAGAATCTGGTGTTGGGTTGTTATCACCTAAATATACATTATAATCAGGTTCACAACCAAATGTTGAAGCTTGTAAAGTTTGTAAATACTTTTCATTAACTTCATCACTAACTTTTGTACTAAATTTATAACCATTTGCTTCTGCTAAAACTAATAAATAATCTTGACAAACTTGATGATTTTCTATCCATTCTTCTTCTGTTGAACAAGGTGGAATATTATATTCAAACATTATACCATCTTCTTGAATAGCATGACCTTCTTCTGTAATAGGTCTAGGCGCATATTTACTTCCACCTTCTGTTAAACCTTCAGCTGATACTATTTCATTTTCATCACATATAAAAATTTCTGGATCTGCACCTAATGTTATGTTATATTTGTTTTCTGTTTTTTCCATTATACTTTTAAATAATAATTAATTAATATATGTATCATTTCTTTAGTGTGTTGAGGACAATTTGCACTTTCTGGATGACCTTGAATACATAATGAATTTGTTTTAGGATAAAAAACAATTTCTGGTTCTACAAAATCTTTTGGTAAATCAATATTTGTATCATTACCATTTAAATATTTATTACTTAAAAAATATTTAGAATAACCAAGAATAATAAAATTATCTTCGCTCATTTCAAATGGATACATCATTTGATGATGTGTAGAAGTTATTTTATAAATTGAATCAGTATATGGTGTTGACATTTCAATTTCATGTAAACTACCTGTTGCATGACCTTCTACGTCTTGAATTAATTTACCACCTGACCATACTGTAAGTGCTTGAGCACCTCTACAAATTCCTAATTTAGGTACATTTCTAAAACGATTAAATAAATATTCTTTTTCATATTTATCACGTTCTATATTAGTTTTAGTTTTTGAACCAATATTTTCATTATAATATTGAGGAGTAATATCCTCTCCTCCAATAAATAATACTAAATCAATTTTTTCTTTACCTGTATAATTTGAAGATTTTACAACTGTTACATCATAATAATCAGATAAAAAAGAAATATAATTATCATTATTTATTTTACCATTTACATATACTGTAATTTTATTTTTAATCATTCTAATCTTCACTTAAAAGTTCATTAATAATAAGTTTTGCATAAGCACAATTCATTTCTTCAGGATGATATTGTAATCCTGCTATTTTTAATGTAGAATGTTTAAAACCTTCAATAATAATAGATTCTGGTTCAGTATTAATAACACCACCAGCTTTATTATAATAATTCCAACCTCTAACATTATTTTCTTCAGAATAACAATTGTCATATCTTTGAGAATAACAAATAACTTCTAATCCTTCTCCTAAAATATTAACAGATTGATGATGCATTGTATTAACAAACCATCTATTATTATTATCTTCAAATTGAATTTCTTGTTTAGTTTCTTCTCTTTTGTCACCTTGGTGATGACCAAGTATATGTTGATTTAATGTTCCACCAAACCAAGTATTTAAACGTTGCATACCTCTACAAATACCAAAGATTGGTTTGTTTGCTTTAATAAATTGAGGAAGTAATATTTTATCTAAATATTCATAATGTTGATTAGCACGAGTATCCATTACTCCTGGTACACCATTATATGTTGAAACATCAACATCTGCACCACCTGGTAATACTAACATATCAACTTCATCAACAATTTTATCTAAGTTATCTGTAGTAGAAATTAATCTAACAAAACCAAATTGACTAAAAAATTGCATGTATGGAAATGTTTGACCAACTTTACCATTATATGAATCAGCATATATACCTATCGTTTTTTTCATTTTATTTTTTTTATTTTTCTTTTTTGTATATTTTTGTTAAATCCAATACCATTAATGTCATTGAAGAACCATTTGAAGACATATAATTTTTATTAAATTTAATTACATCTTTATCATTTTTAAACATTTCTACTACAAGACTTTCATATTGTTTTTTAATATCAATTAATATAACTTTATTAATTTTAGAAAGAACTATTTCTTTACTATTAATTTTAAAAGAAGTTAACATTGCTGCAAAATAACCAAATAAATAAATACCACTATCAGTAGGAAATAAATTAATAAAATGTTTTATATTTTTTTGAATTTGTTTACCATATGAATAGTTTTCATATAAACATTCATATTGAATATTATGTTTTTGTGTATTTGTTTCTTTAAAAGTTACAAGATAAATTCCATTTTTTTTTTCTTCCATTTTATTTTGTTTTTAATAAAATTATATATTGATAAATACCTTTAATTTTAGTTTCTTGTTCTATGTGAATTCTTCTATTTTTAACTAATTCAAAACTTTTTTTAAATTTATTAAGTCTTGATTTATTTCTAATAATAATTAATTTAATATAATTTCCTGGTAAAATTATATTTTTTATATAATATGTTAATTCTTCAATTGTTAAAATATCAATAACATCATTAATATTATTAATAGAACTTAATTGACAGTTACTTGTTGGTGAAGGACTTATTTTTATATCAAGTACTAATTTTTCTTGACCAATTTTTAATTTTTGAATATTACCATCATTTGATAAAACACTTAAAGTACGAGCAGGTATTGATTTTTTATTTTCTAGCATTGTATTTTTCAATTAAAAGTTCTGGCAATTTTTCTTTATATTTTTCTAATGTAACTGTACCCATACTTGGAGCAGAATTAATTTCTACAACAATGAATTCACAAGATTTTCTTTTTTTACCATCTCCATCAGTGTTGTTTTGTACTCTTAAATCACATGCTCCAAAATCTAAACCACATGATTTTAATGCATTTACACAATTTTCAACAATACCACCTTTTGTATCCCAGTTTACAGGTTTATCAAAATTAGGATTTTCTTCAAGAATCCATACACAATTGTCATCATGACGTTGCCATGAATTTGGATGATCTTTAAATTCTTGTTTTAACATTTTTCTACAAGTGTAAAAACAACCATCTTTTGTAACATGTAATCTATATTCTTTGTTATAATTACAATACTTTTCAAATATATAATGAGAAAGTGTTTTACCTTTAATAAAATTATCATAATCAGCACGAGATTTAAGTAATGTATTACCTTTACCTCTACTACCATGATGTGACTTTGCAACAATAGGATATTCTACAGTTTTTAACCAATTATCAACTGCTTGAGCATTTGAACTAGTTTTTGCAACCCAACTTGCTGTTTGAACATTTAATTTTTCAAAACATTGTTTCATTAATAATTTAGATGAACTGTTTTTAATTGCTTCAGCAGAATTTAATTCAACTCTTGTACCTAATGTTGTTGCAGCATCATCTAGTTCAGTTAAAGAACCAAATCTAATTACACTTCTAAAAGGTAAAGATCTTAATTGTGTTCTAAAAGGATTATGAGATGGATGTCTACTTCTAATCATTGGTTTAAATTTACCAACAAGTTTTTCTCCTATTTTTTTAATTGTATTTGCTTTTTTTACTACAGTTCCCATGTTATTTATTATGTTTTATTTCTTTATATATTTGTTTGCGATAATCTAACCAATCACCACTTGAAACTTTTACTTTATTTGATACTTTTAATGAACTAAAAAATGTAGTCGCAAGTCCATATGGAGTATAAATTAAACTTTTTTCAAATAATTCAGTTTCTTGAGTTTCATCATTATGTTGACGAATTGTTTCTAATTTTTTATAAATTTCTTCTGATACATCATATACTTCCATTCTAATAGAAGTATTACCATCTCTTATAAGTACAGGATATAATCCAAATACATACATATCATAAATTGGTTCTGTATCAAAGCTACCTAAAAAAATTTGATTTGCTACTATATGATGTGAAACTCCACCTTTGCGTAAGCTACCATATAATGCAACCAAATATCTTTTTTTTTCTTCTTCTTTCATTCTTTTTAAAAAGGCACGGCGTTGTTGATTAATTCTATTAAGCATTCTTTTGCTATTTTTTGACCATGATTTTTTACTAAATCACTAAAGTCTTTAGATTTATATTTATCAGGTATTTCTAATTGCCATAAATTAAACTTACTTGTTAAATTATTACTAAATTGTCTACCCCAATTAATTTCTTTATCAAAATCATTATCATAAAGTAAATATACTTTTTCAAATCTTGATTTTAATTCGTCAATTATATTTTCTTTAGGTAATGCAGATTCAGTTTGTAAACTTACTGCAGGAATTCCTGTAATATTTACAATTGACATTACATCTTTTAAAGATTTTGTAATTATTAATTGCTTACCTGTTGCAGGCATTTGTTCCCAACCTTGCCACACTGAATCATCGTGAGTATTCAACCATTTATAATTACCATTATTAGGTTGATATATTTTAAAAGTTTCTTTACCATCTTTTATTTCAGTATAAGAATAAGCTAATGTATCTGCTTGAATAATTTTTCTTTCTATTCCAGCATGTATATACGCAACAGGTCTAACTCTATATTTATTTAATATTAAATAAGTTATACCAAATTGACCCCAATATGCTAAATCTTTTAATGTCCAATCTCTAGATGTTTTAGCTAATGCTTTAGCATTTAACTGTTTTAAAATTTCTTCTCTTGTTGTTAAATAATTTGATGCATTAACATTTGTTTTAAATGTATTTTTTATTATAAATTCATTTTCTAATCCTGCATCTAAAGCAATTTTACTTAATGCTTCAAACCAAGTTATACCAAATTTAAGCATCACAAATTTAACACATTCTCCATGACCTAAAACAAAATCATTAAAACAAATTTCTCCAGATTCTCCTTTAAAGAATCCAAATGAATTTTTTTTATCTTCTCTTAATGGTGAAGATATATTACCTTTTGTACTTACATCTTCATTCATATACATTCTGTATATTTCTAAATCAGTAATTTTAGTAAGTAATAATTCTTTTGTTATAGGTTTTAAATTTAAATTAATTATTACATTCATAGTTAATATTGTATAAAATGTATTTTACCTGACATTTCAAATGAATCTACAGATATTGTTTCTATAAAATCAATAACTGGATATGATTTTAATTCTTCTTGTATTGCTTTATTTATTTCTATTTCATCTTCTGACATATTTTTAGTTATTTAATTTATTAGTGGGAGTAGCAGGCATCGAACCTACTATGTGAGCTTTTACAGAGCTGGTTTCTCCAAAGAATTACTCCCAAAATAAAGAGGGTTTTTACACCCTCTTATTATTAATATTAGATCCAAGATTGTTTAGTAACTGGAGTTTCTGAAGAATCTGCTGTAATTGGAGCATCTTCTGTAATTCTTTCCATTTGGTCATCATATTGATTACCTTTTCTAACAACTCTTAGTCTTGATGGTGTTGTTCCAAAAGCTTCGATGAAATCAAAGTTTCTGTATACACCTAGATAAGATTTTGGTTTACTAACTGAACCATAAGTTACGAAAATATTAACTTTTTTACCTTCACAGTTTTGAGCTGTTAATTTCATTAACACATCAATTGCTTCTTGTGGTGTATTTACTGCTGGAAAAACATAATCATTTCCTAATACTGATTTAGCAATTGATAATACTCTACCAACATTTAATTTAGCTAATGATGCATTTTTAGCTTCATCAAACATTTCATTTGGTTTTGGGTAATAAATACCCATATTAACTTGACCACCAGCTTCATCAGTAAAAATTACTTTATAATCTGGTGCCATTTCTTGCATTTCTGGTGTTTTCTTTTCTACACTAATTGAAACATTTTCAACTTTTCCTGCTTCACCGTTGTTAAAAATCAAATTTGATTGAGTTTTAAAATCTTCTCCGTTTAAATCGAACATACTTATATATATTTTAAATTATTATTTTGGCTTATAAAAATGAGTTTTTGAATAGAACTCTAACTATTTTTATTAATCTACGAAAATTTTATCCCAATAGGATATAAATTCTCCTTTTTCATTCATTTCTAATAATACAATTTCTTGATTTTTTAGATGTTCTGGTCTTGCACCTACAGACAATGTTTCAGCTGTTTTAAAATTAGCGATTGTTTGATTATCTTTACGATATAAGTAACAGATAGCATCGCTTTTAGAACATAATATAGCAGGCATTTTTCCTACTAAATCTAAACCACGTTGGTTAACTTCTTTTCCGTTGAATTCAGCTAGTTTATCTTTAGTATGACCTGATATAATCAAAGTTTCACAAAGTGCCTCTAATTCATCTAAAATCATATTCATTGCAAGTCTTAACCAGTAGTATCCAGCACCCTGTGGTAATTCTAAAACTGTATCTCCTTGAAAATTACGACCAATTGGTGTATTTCTGTATAGTTTTAAAGCTAAATCAGGCGCATAGAAATCTTCTAGGGCAGAAACTGTATCTATTGATATATATTTATATACATATCCTTTTTTTTCTCTATTTGCTTCTGTAATAGTGTCAATAATTTGTTTTAATGCCATAATAGGTTTTATTCCTTGTTTGGTGGCTTCTTCTAAAACATTTATTTTTAATCCTGACACAAATCCAGATCCATTTTCAAGATCTAAAATTAAATTATTTTCTAATCTACTTAAAGCTTCTGTTTTACCAGACTTAGGTGAACTAAATATAATTAATTTACTTGGGTTTTTTTTAGAAGGTCCACTTACTTCTTTTGGTAGTGCTATACTCATTTTATCTTTTTCATCCGACCACCTACCACTTTTTTAAGTTCTTATTGTTTTAATAAATTCATAAACTTGGTTCATACCTTGTTTATCTTCTGGCTTAGGTAATTCTTTGAAATAATTTACTGCACCATCAAAATATAATGGGCATATAGTACCGCCACCACCTTCACGTCCACCAAGAATTTCTAAAAATCTAATATTGTCTTTAAATATTTGAATATCATATCCTAAATAATCAGGAATTTCATGTCTAAAAGGACTAAACAGACCTATAATATAATCAAAATCTCTTTGAGTTGTTTTATTATCTGCTAAACCATCTAATGAAGGTTTAAGTTTATTATATTTTTTATTTTCTAAACTTTCTTGTGAACTCATTTGTTGTTGTATGGCAACAGGTATATACTTAAATCTATTTCTAAGTTTTACAAAATAATCAGAACTTAACTTACCTATTGTTTCATGCAGTGTCATTGGTAAACCATTATCTTGGTTTTTTTCAGGAGTTAATAAACTAATATGATCTACAATAATTATAACGTATTCTTCAGGATCATTTGGTTCATAATGGTCTTCTACTTTTATAGTTTCAGTATTGTTTTTAATCTCTCTGTAAATAATTTTACCATTTGATAAAGCATAATCTCTAACAACTTTATAAATTCCATAAGGATTTCTTATATCATCAATAAATTCAACTACTTCTTCAATCTTTTTAAAATAAGGCTCGTATTTTTGTATCACATCTAAGATATCTTGTGATAATATTTTATCAGCTTTTGTAGATCTTAGATCTTTAGGTGCTACTCTTAAACCTTCTTTTACATAAAGTATATTTGAAAAAGCTGATAGCATTTTTTGTTCAGATGTCATTTCAAGAGTAAAATAAAATATTTTTAATCTTACATCTAAATTATAATCTATTACTTGTTGTATTGTATTATATAATACTAACCAATCTGCAATTTGAGTTTTACCAACTTTACTATTAGCTGTAAATAATAAACTTTTACCTTGTTCTAATCCTGGAAATTCATTTTCAAACCTAGGAAAGCCTGTAGGTATACAATTTATTTTACCATCTAATAATCGTTGTCTTTTATTAACAATTGTTTTAAAAGTTCTGTTAAATAAACTTTGTTTTTCTTCACTCAATATTAAATTTTTATTTAATATTAATATAAAGTATTAGTTGTTTCTAGATAATATACTTAAATTATTACCTGTGTTTTTATTTTTAAAATCATCTACTACTTTGAATTTAAGATTTTTTGTTAAAAACTCAATAGAATCCATTTCAGTACTTTCTAATAAATAACATATTTTGTTTGTATTCAAATATTTTGTCATATAATCATCAAGTTCATCAATATCTTCTTTTGTAAATTCAGAATAGTTTGACTCAGTATCTCTATATTTTCTTGGAAAATCATATAATAATACTGCACCACAACATTTTTCAATTTCTTTAGTTTTAAATAAAACAGTATTATGTTTTAAATTTATTAATCCACCATATTTATTAATATGTAAATTTGGTAAAGGATATTTTTCATTTAAAAGTTTAATATATTCGTTATTATTATCTTTTTTATAATTATAAATTAATAAACTATTTGATATTTGACCACCAAATACACTAAACGAATACGCATATTTAAATCCTAAATTATTATTAACAGTATTACCTGTATTAATTTCGTTTTGGAATATTGTTATACTCATAGGTTGTAAAACAATTCTTCCTTCAAAATATTTATCAAAAATAAATCCATAAACAATATCATTTGTAAAATAATGTTGTTCACCAATAGTTAATCTATTATTATCTAAAATGTAAGGTTCTTTTTTAATTTCTTTTTTTGTTATATTCATACTTTATATTAAATAGTATTCATAATTTTTTCATAGTCTTCTAGACTATATCCGTCAACACCTTTTGATCTGTAGTATCTATCTCTACTATATGTAGTGATATATTTACCTGGAACTCCTTCCATATATTTAACTACTACTTTATTAATTTGTGTACACCAAACAATAGATATACATTTATCTTCATCTACAATTTCTTTTAATATTTTTAGAATAGCTTGTAGTGATGTAAATTTATATCTTGCTTTAACCATTAAATGTAATTCACTTATACTTCTATAAGCTGATTTTCTATCACATTGAACAATTGTACATTCTTTATTACTGTATGTAATAACACCTTTTGCTTTTAAAATAGATCTTATAAAAGGTTTACGTGTTTTATATACAGGAATATCAGTTTCTTTTACATAAATCAAATTCATACTTTATTATTTATTTTTGTAATTAAATCTTTTTTTCTTTTAGGTTGTTTGTATGAACGTAATTTATTAATTTCTTCATTTGAAGCTTTTATAATAAATTGTTCAATTACATTAGTATCTTCTACAATTACTTTTTGAACGTTTTGTTTTAATAAATCAACATTTTGATTATATATAGAACTAAATGATTTTGTAATATCATCATATTTATTTTTATCATCTACTCTTTTACCATAAACAGGATCTTTTGGATTAATTAAAAAAGCACAATGATATTGCATTCCTGAACCATAACCTAATGGCACTTGTTGACAATATATTAATTTATAATGTTTACTAATATTTTTTACAGTATTTTCATCAGTAACATGCGTAAAAAACATTTTATTACCTGTTCTCATTAATATTTTATGAAAATTTTTAATTACTCCTTCATTAGAAGTTCTAAAAATTTGACCTAAATATTCAAATGTACATAATTTACAATTAGTTGCATTACTGTAATAATATATTGTAGAATATCGTTCCATATTAATTTTACAACAATCACCTAATGATTTTTTACCTTCTATTATATCTTTTACTTCAAATGTATTCATTTTTTTAGTTTAATTTTGTAGTCCAGTCATCAACTGGTTTATTATCAATTTCATCTATAAATGCAGATAATCTACTAGATTCTCCATGTGCATCTTTTTTATAAATAAAATAATCAGCTTGTTGTAAATAATTTAAATTATCTAAAGATCTAATATATAATTTAGCTGCTTTTAATATATCTTCTTTATTATAAGAAGGATTATCTTGCATCCATTTATACATTTTATCACTACAAGCTTTTTCTGAACCCATACTTCCAGGTTTTAAACCTTTCCATAATTGTCTAAATTCTTTAATAAAATCATCGAGTTCTAATTGTATAGCTCTCGATGACTTTTTAATTTTAGTTTTATTCTTTATTGAACCAATACTTTCTACTGAAGTAAGTTCTAATAATAATTTACCTTTTTCTCTAATTATAAAATCTAAATTTTCTAATTTAATAAGTTGTTTTTCTTCTAAATCAATTAGCATTTCTTTAGTTGTACCACCATTATTATTTAGATAAATTAAAGCTAAAAATTCTTCAGCAGATATATCATGTTCTTTTAATAAATTAAAATCTAATATAAAAGCTTGATTTTTCATATTACGTTAATATAATTGATAAAACAAATAAACTAATCATAATAATTGCACCACTCGAACTAAAATTATATGTTCCATTTTTAAGAGCATTTTTTTTATTTTCTTTAAACTCTTTCATAGTAGTATTAATTCCAATCATTTTAGATGCCATTACAGATATAAAAACCCAGAAATATATATTTAAAAATTCTAAAAATATTTTTTCCATAATTATACTTCTTCTACAATTTTTTTAGTACGATTCATCCAATCACCAGATTCAATCAAACTTGATTCATGAGGTTGACGAACATAAGTATAAACATCTGCTTTACCCCAAGGAGTTTCAATTTGAATTTTATCATAGAATGTAGGAGTTTCTCCAGGATAGTATCCTTCTAAACCATCTACTCTACGAGCTTCTTCTTTATTAACAGCGTATACTTCTAATACAACAGCTGTTTTACCACCTTCTTTAAGTCCAGGGAAGCCACCTAATGAATACAAATTATAAATTGGCTCTGTTGTATAAGTACCTTTATAATCTGCGTTTTCAATTAATCTATGATTACCATTTTCTTTACGAAGTGTACCATACACTGCTATTAAAATATTTCTTTTTTCCATTTTTTATTTAATTAATTCACTTAATAATTTTGGTTTATAATCTATTACTTCTGCAGATACATTAATATAACGTTTGTCTGGTAAAGTATTTTCATGCACATGACCATGAATATTAATATTAAATCTATACTCAAGTTCTTGTGGATGTATTGGAATATGTGTAAATATTAAATTACCAAATTCTTTGTTTTTAACATATTGTACAGCACAAACTTTATTAACATATTGTAATAAATATGGTACATGTTGAGGTTCATCATGATTTCCTAATATAACTTTTTTAATTCCATTAAGTCTATTAAGTATTTCATAATTATTTTTTTCCATAGTTATATCACCTAGTAACCAAGTTACATCTTTTTTAGATACAATTTTATTCCATTCTAATATAATATGTTCATTCATTTCATCAGCATTATTAAAACCACGTTTAACAGCCATATTATGATGATGAAAATGTGGATCTGAATAATATCTAACTAAACTCATTACCAATCATCATTAGTTTCAAAATTATTTTCATTTAATGAAAATATATAATCATCAGCTAATTCTTTTGGAACAGTACCTTTACCTCTACATAATGTACAAGTTTTATATTTAAAACCAACAGATTCATTTGCTTCCATTGTTTTAATTTGACCTAAACATTTTGGACATTCTTCTTCAATCATTATTTTAAATTTTTTAATAATTCATAAAACATAATTTTAGAATCAAAATATTCAACATGAGAATTTGAACTACTATCATTATGATTATATATATTTTCATAGAATACATATTTATTAATAGTAGAACATCTAGAATAACTAATTTTATTATTGTTAGATAATTTAATTAATTCTTTAAATACTTGATAAGTAGTACAATTAGGAAAATAATTTTTACATATCAAATATAAATCACCTAAACTACGTCTTTTACCTGTATTACATACAATTTTATTACTTTTATTATATGTTTTATACACATCATTATATTCTTTAAAAAATTTTAATAAAAATCCATATAATGCAATATCATTATTATGCACTAATAGATGATATGTTCCATGTTTTTTTAATAAAGAATCACCGTATTTATTTAATGCTAATTCAACATTATTTAATATGGTTTCTTTTTCTTTTTGTTCTTTTAAAAATTTTTTAAGTGCAATTTTTTCATAATTTGCACGAATATACCAATCATATAAATCTTTTATAATATAAAAAGGTAATGATACTGTACCTAATAAAATTACAAGTATTGTTACACCCATTGCAATAATAGGTACTAATATCATATTTAATAATACTAATATTGTACCGCAGTGATTTAAATCATCAATAGCTATTATTGGTTGGTTTTGAAATTTTTGTAATTTTTTATACAACCACGTTTGTTTTATTTTCATTTTTTATTATTTTTACTAAATAATTTAAATCTTTATACACTTGTAATAAACCAGCTCTATCATCTAGTAAAGCACTAAAAAATGGTTTACGGGATTCCCAATCTAATTTAATACCATTTGAATTAATACCATTATATGGTATATCATTTTTATCTAAGAAATTAGCAACAAAATCAATATCTTTTTGAGCTGTCCAACAAATTGTTTTACAACCAATTGATACTAAATCTCGAAGTAATTGTCTAACCATTTCATATGATTTACCAGTTTTGTGATAATCATAAACAGTATTATCAAAATCAAATCCAACAACTAAACTACCATATTTTTTATACTCCTCATACAATCTTTTATATGAGGAGTTTTCTATTAAATATTCATCCATTAGAATACATTTAATTGTTTTACATTATTTGATATCCATTTATCTTTATCTAAATCAACTATTATAGATTGATAACTATTAGTACAATAAACACCATCAAAATATTTAGATAATTCATTAAAACCTTTAGAAAAGATTCCGTGAGTTACAATAAGATATATTTTACCATAGAACATTTCAGATTCTTGAATGGCTTTAACAATATTAATAAATGTTGCTCCACCATCACAAATATCATCTATAATAATTAAATCTTTATTTGTAGTTCCTAATGATTCATCATAAGGTACTTTAATATGACTTAATTTACCATTTTCATCTCTAGATTTAGTACAAGTAATAATATCTCCTTTATAACTAATTTGTTCAGCTATTTTAAAGATTTTTTTATTTGCACCTGCATCTGGAGAAATGATAATAAATTTGTTTAAATCTTCTTTATTAAAATAATCACTAAATCTTGATAATTTAGTATAATCTTTTATAAAAAAATCTACTAATTTTAAATTGTCAACTTTTTTAAAATTATTTAAACAAGCTTCTAATACATTAGAATGTGGGTCTAAAACTGTTATAGATTCAAAATTTAATGAATTAATAATAGGACAAATAATATCTTTAAGATAATTATTAGAACCTTCTTCAAATTTTCTATCACTTCTACTTCCTAAAAAGAATGGTGTATAAAGATGAATTTGTTTAACTCCTAATTCACGTAATGATTTAGTTGCACAAATAATTAATTCTAGATCTTTAAAATTATTTAAACGTGCTTTAATTTGTACACCTTTTAAAAATGTACCATGTGAAATTACAGGTTTATAACTGACTGAAGTTTCACCTAATATTTTAACTTGTTGTTGACCATCTGGAAATCTAGAAATTTCATATTTAATTTCAGATTTTTCTAAATCTACTAAATTTAATATTTTCATAATGTAGAATTTATACGTTCACGAATTTGTTCTAAAGTAGTTTCTTTTACAAGTTTACCATTTTTAAATACAGTTGTAAGTAAACCTTCAGATTCTTGTTTCCAAGTTTGTTGATCTTCACAAACAATTTCAGAACCTGCATCTCCACCTGCTGAACCAACAGATAATAAACCTTTTTTAGAACGTTTAGTACCGTCATCAGTTATAGGATCTTTAAAGATTTCTCTAGCTTCTACAGTAGTTTTATCATGTAATCCTCTACCTATGTTTTTATGAGTAATCTCACCATAAGTAGCTTTCATAGCAAAACCAAATGTATCTCTAGTATTATACTGATAAGTAAAAGAACCAATACCAAATACTACATTAGTACTTGCAAATCCTTTAGCTTTAAGTCTTTCACAAATTTGAGTAGCTTTTTCCATAGTAATTGAATCACCATAGATTGCTCCAATATGAGAATCTAACACTTTATAACCTTGTTCATTTACAGTACCACCAAATACATCCCAAAGAAGTTCAATTACTCCAGCATCTTTTGGTTTTTTTAAATAACTATCTTTAGTTATTCTCCATCCAAAAGCTGTATCACAATATCCATTTTTTTCAATTTCTTTAATATGATTATTTCTAAATTTATTTACAAATTCTATTGTAATTTCATTAGGTTTAGGAGTTTGAATATCTAATTCTCCACAAATAATATCAACAGGATCACCTGAATCAGGTCTAATAACTAATTTACCATTTCTTGCAAGAATTTCTTCTTTTAGTTGAGGTAAATATTCAGTACAAACTTTCCATAAATCCCAAGTATCAGATACAACAGATAATATACCAGTTGGATATGATTTTAGTAATCTTTTAAACGTATCTATTTCAGCTTCTTTTTGACCCATACACATAACAGAATGTTCAGTAGCAGGAACGCTTGCTCCAATAAGTCCCTCTGCTCTATAAGAAGTTTCCAACTGATAAATAGCAGGGATAACATCAGTACCAGTAAAACTCGTAAGATGTCCCATACCTGATAAAATAGCAGACTCCACAGAAGACATTCCACGCATACTAAAATCATGTCCTTGCCATTGAACTCCTTCAGTTGAACCTGTAGTTTCAATAGCATATTTGTTAAGTATTTTTTTAAATTCATAAGCAATTGTTGCAGATGTATAAGGTTGCCATAAACATGTGCTAATTAAAGTTTCTAAATAATTAACCAACCAAGCAAAATCTGGATGTGTATTAGTTATTGTAAACATTGGTACACCAATTGGACATAAAGTACCTTCATCTAAAGATTTAATTTTAATAGGTAAATAACCTAAATCCCATAAAGCTTCAATGCGTTTTGTATTAATTGGAATATGACGTTTATATTCATTAATAATTTTAGATTTAAAATCAGATTGTATTTTTACAAAAGGATGACCTTTACTAAAATTAAGAACAGTTCCGTCATAATTCAGTCTATATTGATTTCCAAAGAAATTTTCATTAAAATCTTTAATAAGATATTCTAATATAAAATGTTGCATACCAAATACAACAACGTTGTCAATTCCAGATAATCTACTTTTTCTACAAGTACCATTTGAATATAATTTAGTCATATTCTCAGGATACATGTCCTGATGATGTGGTTTGTAGAAATCCACTTTTAACATTGGATTCATAATTTTTATTTTTTTTAAGTTCTTGTTCTTTAATTTCTAAATAATCACTAATTGCATGAATACTTGTACATATTCCTAAATCATTATATATCAATTCTGATATGATAATAGGATTATCTACATTATATTCATTTTTAATTAGATCTACAGCCATTGCTAATTCAGAATATGGTTTTGACATTTTATTTTATTAAGTTAATAATTTTATTACATTCATTAATATAATAATCATAATTTAAATCATAATTATCGTCAATATATTTATTAAAAACTGTACATTTATATCCAGATTCTAGATTTTCTTCTCTATCTGTTGGATCAACTTTTATATCTTCAACTACATCAAATATATTCATTTGATTTGCATCAACTTTAAGTTTATATTTATCAGTTTCAGTTAAAAAGTTTTTTTCTAATGGTGCTAATGTTTTAATAAGTTCTACACCTTTATTAGATACGTAATAACGTGTCATTTTAGGCAACTTTTTATGCACAGATGTGTTATCTATCCACTCTTTACTAATTAATCTATTAGAACCTTTCATTTTAGCTCCTAAGCAGAAATCATAGATGCCATTGTGTTCGTAAAAATCAGGTTCTTCAGCATTATAATTCCATTCTTTAACTATTGCAACTGAATTAGATTTTAAATATGTTTTAATATATTTATCAACATCTAATCCATTAATGAAATATTCTGCTAAAGCAATTGAAACTATTCTTTTAGAATGATTTTTATGATAGTCACGATCAATTTCAAATACACCTTTAAATTTAATATTATTTTTATCAACAACATTTATATAATTGTTAACATCTCTAATAATTATTTTTTCACATATTTGTGTTTCTAAAGGTATATTAACAACTTCTTCAATTTCTTTACAAGCTTGATTAAGTAATTCCATATCAGAACGATAAATTTTGTACATAGCACCATCAGTATTTTCAAAAATAATTTTAGGTTCTATTTTACATTTTTCAAATATTCTTTCAGTTAATAAAGTTAACATTAATTGACCATTAATACAAATTGCTAATTGCCATTTAGGGTCATACAAGTAAGCATGCTTATCTTTAGATAAACCATAACTACCATTAAGAATAATTTTTAACACATAATTACGAGGATCTTTTTTACTATATTTTTTTCTATCAGTATAAAAACCTTCATATATTTTATTAAAAATTGGTTCTGGAATGTGTTGTGGATGTAATTTATTTCTAAAAGAAATATGAGGATAATATGAAGCAAAATCTACATCAACTAATACATATTCATCATCAGATTCATATATACCAGCTTTACCAAAACTATGTAAACCACCTTCAGCATATTCTCTTACAACATTTTTATAAGGAACAGAAAAACTAATACTACTTAAAGCTTTTTCTTCATCTAAGTTATATTCCCATACAGAATCTTTAAATTTTTTTAAAGTATCATTATTAATTTGATCATTAAATTTAATATAATCAAATATAATATCATTAATATGAATTTTTTTTCTGTAGGTTCTTAAAGTTTTTAAATCTTTAAAAGGAATTTTCATTTCTTTAGATAAGTACTTACCAAATATCTTTTTAGACATTCCAATTTCAGAATCATTTATAAGATTAATATCTTCATGTTCTGTATAGAATTGTCTAATTTGAATATGTTTTATAGATTTATTATAAAATTTTTCAGTAGCATCAATATCATTATTACAATAAGAAATTATATCATCCATTTGTTCTGAAGTAAGTATAGTACCTACTTCATATGGTAAATCTTCAACATTAGGTAATCTCATTGCAAATTCTAACCATTTTAATGATGTAGATTTGTTTTTATTATCATAATGCCAAATTTTATATAAATCTAATTGTGGTATTTTAACTAGATTTTCCCAAATACTAGAATATTTATTAGAAATAATTTTTTTAACTTCTTCATAAATTTCATAAGAAGTCCAATTTTTATTGTTGCTTAATATAGTATTATGTAATACAGGATAATCAAAATTAATATTATTAAAACCTATAAGACCATTTACATTATTTTTTAGAAATAATCTTAGTTCATTAATATCATTTTTTCTATCACTTATTTCAAAATACTTATATTCTTTTGTTTTTAATGATTTGAATACGCCTAGAAACATATTAGGATATGTTTCTAGGTCATAAACAAAATTTTGTTTATCCATATATTTAGTTTAAAGTGATTCATACTTTAACTAATGAATAATATAATTAATCTTTTTTAAACAATTTTTCCCAATAATTTTTTCGTTTACAATCTTCTGTTGATAAGTTAGAAGACGGTGTAAATATTATATATATAATTTGTAATATTTGACCAAGTAATAAAACTATTGCAAATACTAATAAACTATATAATAATATATCAAAGAAAGTTTTCACTATTCTTCAGTTTCTTCTTCTGGAGTTTCAACAATAACTTTACCAGCTTCTTGAAATGCACCAAAGTATTCTTTAGTTAAAGAATCAACACCTTCAATTTTAGCAAATAATTTTGCAGCAGTTTGATTGAATTCTTTTTTCTTAGCAACTTCTAAAGCATCAAGTTTTTTTCTTTCTTCAGATAATGAATTATTAAGAGTAACATAACCTTTTAAAAGATTTTTTAAACCTTCTTTAACTTCTTGTTTAGTTGCAGCACTTTCTTCAGCAAAAAGTTCTTTTACTAAATCATAAGTTTCATCACCATCTGTTCCTGATAATGCTACTTTTTTAACAGGTTTTAAATTGTCTTCTCCTTTAACAATAGCTGTTAATTTTTTTACAGTTTGGTTAAATCCTTCTAATACTTTTTTAGCTTCTTTACCTTGTTCTGTGTTTTGTTCTTGTGTGCTCATTTTAGTTTTTTTTAAAATTTTATTTGTTCTATTTTTTTGTAATCTACTACATTATTAAGATTTTTAACATTTGTAAAATCTTTAAATTGCAATGTTATATCTTTTAATGGATTTAAGTCATTAAATTTTATAAAATCGTAATTTTTAATATAATCATCTAAATCTTTAGATATTTTACTTCTAAGAAGTTGGTGAGGATCTAAATTTAAATCAATATTAATTAATTTATGATCATAAACAGTACATACTGGATAGTTTTTTCTAATGTATTCATTATACATTATCCATCCATATTTTTGTTTAAAAAATTTTGAAAAATATGTTCTAAATAAAGATAATCTATCATCATAGTCATCTTTTTTATTATTTATTTTCCAATTGTTTAATACTTTATTAACTTCTAATATAGTATTTTCGACAATAAACTGATAGTTACTTTTGTCGAATGAAACATTTTGTTCCATAATTTTTACAATTCAAAAGATATTGCACCTAAATCATGCATAGTATCTTTAAATACTTCGTTAATCTGTTCTTCAGATCTTGCACGACCTTTTTCATTTACAAGTACTTGATTATTAATAGCACTTACTTGTTTTGTACCATCAGCAAAGTGATAAGTTACAGTGTTTAATTCATTCATAAATTAAATTTATTTTAATAGTTAAAAAACCTCTCTTACAGCGCTCCTATGGAATTACCCAATGGTCTGTTAGCAGGCATGCTTCAGGGTTTCTGAGAGAGGTTAAATTTATATAGATACTTCAAACCCTTGTTCTCTATATATGTTTTATGCGTTTACAGCTACTCTAACTGCATTGTTTGCAGTAATTGCATTAACACGCAATGGAGATTTAATTTGTTGTTTAAAATCATTCCACATTGCAGTTCTTTGTTCTCTTGATACAAGATTAATAATTTCATTATTTTCATCTACAGCACGTAAATGCATCATAGATTTTCTAAATGAAAGAAATCTTCCAATTTGTTTTTCTTTTGTATCTCCATGACGAACTTTTGTAGTTCTTGAGATAATTTCTTGGTCACCATTATTAATGTGACATGTTGTAGCATTGTTTTTGTAGCTCCAACGAACTGATAATCCACCTAAATTCATAATAATTAATTTTAATTGTTGTTTTTTATTTTATTTTATTTTTGTTTTAATTTTGTTTTAACTAATTCTTTTAATTTTTTTAAAGTAATACCAATTAAAGCTTTTTCATTTGTTTCGTTTAATGAATTAAAATCATTTAAACTCAAACAAGGTTTATTCATAATAATATATTCTTCAGCTTTTTCTTTTGTTGAGAAATAATAAAGTAAATCTTGATTTTTTCCTGCTGAATTCTTTTTAGCGATTTCTTTAATTCTATATCTTAAAGTATCTTTTTCAATAGTACAATACTCGTCACCTTCAAAAATATCAACATCATCTTCAGTTGTGAATAATGGTTGTTTAACTTTTTGAAAATTATTTAAACCTATTGTACCAATAATTTCAAAAGGAGATATTAATAATTCATTATCAATAATTATAAAACTGTTTATTGTTAAAACTTTTGATGTTTGAATTTTATCACCAATAGTAAATATTTCACCATCAGACAATCTTTTAACTGAATGAATATACATTTTATGAAAAGGTTTTAAAAGTTCATCTTGTGTCCAAGTTTTATCATTTATTACTTCTGAACAATATAATTTATCATTAGTAATACTCCATGTAAAATTATAACCAATACTTTTAAAACTTAATATTTCATAATCTTTTTCAACAACTTCTTGCCAAAATTCTGGATACTTTTCTGGGTGCATTATATTTTTATCTCCAAATGAATATATTTTACCAATATTATCATATCTTGGAAACACTTTTAAAAGTTTAAATTTTCTCATTTTGTTTTTTGTTATGTCCATAATTCACCCATATAAATAATATAAATATTAACCAAAATAATAGAATTCCTATTGGTAATAATATTGGGCATAATACCCAGAACCAATTCCATTCAATTATATTTGTTAATTTTGCAAAAACAAATACTATTGTTAGAGCTACTAAGAACTCTGTATCTAATTTGTATATCATAATTTTTTATTTTTAATTGTTAGTTTGTGACCAATGCAGACTCGAACTGCACTTCCGTTCCATTCTAATAGAGTATATAAATTTGGACAGTATACACGTCTAACCCAGAGAGGTTGCTCATACCTTTGGTCGGTATTATTAAGAAGAAATTGTATGACCTAAAAACCATCCATCTTCTTCCATTTGATCTAAATAATCTGTTTCTTTTTGTTTCATAATTAATATTATTGATTTATAAATAAAAAATATGAGTTACTTTCTATTCCACAGACTGGACGCTAGATTTCACTCATATTTTTCCTAACTAACTAAAATAAACTATTATGAAAGTCTATTTGAGCTGGTAGAGGGAGTCGAACCCCACTCAATACTAATGAAAGCATTCAGAACATTCTCATTGTACCAGTCACTCTAAAGAGTATTTTAATAGTTGTGAGTATGGGAGTTGAACCCACATTCCCTAATACAGAACGTATTGTGGTCTTACCTATTAGATGAACTCACGTGGGTTATTTAAATATAGGATTTCAACCCTGTACGAACAAATGCACCTTGCTAATATTTAAATATGTAATAATAAGTGTGAGGAATCAAACTTCACATGCGTGGACTTTACATTTAAGTGAACTTATTATTAAGGGTTTGCACTATTGATGGTTGTGCTTCCATAAATTTATTCACATTCAGGACATGTAGTTTCGTAATATTTTGTGTATAAACGAATTGTATCTTTTTTAGAATATATAAAAGGTATATTACTTTTAATTACAGTAACTTGATATGTTGATTTTTTTACATACCATTTGTTTAAATCAGCATTAATTAATAAATTACTTTTTTGTTCATTAGTTAATAAATTATGTCTTTTATAATATGTATAAACATATTCAGATTCAAAATACCAACCAAATAATACTAATACTAAAAATAAACTAGCTAAAAAATATTTTAAATTTTCCATAATTTTTTATAACATTCTGCTTGTTTTCTAACACAAAGATATAAAATACCAAATAATAATCCTTGAAGTATTACTGTATTTACAAAATTTAATGTATAAAACCAAGATGTTAATAATATTGAAAACATTAAAAAATAAAAAGTTATATTTTTATTTGTAATTTCTTCATCATCATATGAAATACTTCTTATTTTACACTCTGTTGAATAATCTATATTCTTAGTAAAATAATTATATTTTCTTAAATCAGAATAAGCTTTACCCCAAGAATGTATTTCTAAAAATACATCAGATTCTGAAATATTTCTAGAATCTTCATCATCTCTATAAAATAAAGTACAACAGTTATTTTTAGTTTTACCACTAAAAGATTCTCTTGGAGCCATAATAAACCAATTAGAATGTCCTGTTTTAATTTTAGATTTAATTACAGTTTTTGAAGGTGTAATTTCATATTCTTCTTCAATTTCAATTAAATTACCTTCAACATCTCTAATATAATTTTTATTTTCATCTTTTTTATAAACTTTTTTTGTTCCCATTTTAGCAGGAATAACAGTTTCATAATTATGATCTGCAATAAAATTTTGAATTATTTCAGGTAATCCTTCAAAAGGAGATCCATGATAATTGGCAGCTCTAGAAATAACTAAATCATACTCATTACATAATTGTTTAATATCAGATCCTAAAAAAGATGGTCTATTAAAAATATTAGCAAATTGTTTTTTAGAATTTTTAATATTAACTTCGTGTGAAACTTTATCAATATGTTCGTTTAAACCAATTGTTCTTAAAATTTCTAAGTTTTCTTTTGGTTTATCTAATAATAACAATGTATCCTTATCATTTTTTGATTTAAAAATAAGGTCTTCTTTACCAGCATATTTGCTTAATAAAGAACTGTTTCTATTTTGTAACATAACTACTTAATTGTTTTACCTAATTCTACTAATTGTCTTAAAGCTCCAAATTCAGGATTGAAAAATCCAGTTATCATAGCTTCAAAATGTATGAAACTAAAATATCCTAATACTAATGAGCTGGCTCCTAATATAATACATGGTATAATATTCTTACCTTTTGTAACACCTGATTCATCTAAATCTTTATCAGAATATTTAGCATAAGCTTGCCAAAATCTATATACTGAATAAAAAAATAATAATTCACAAAATAAATAACATAATGACCAAATTTTTTGTTGTTTAACTAATAGATTCCAGCTATATACAGAAACATCTTTAATTACATTATAGATTTCTTTCATGGCTGCTTTAGCATCGGGTGCAACAGATTTTACATCATTATACATAGTAGAAATACCATTTTTAGTATCACCATAGACTGTACTTACACCATTTGATGTTTGACCTAAGAAAGTTTTATTTGTTTCTTTAACAGAAGCTGTGGCAGCATTTAAACTATTTTGTGTTTTAGTTAAAGCACTTTCAATAGGTTGAGTAATTTTATTAGTTGTTTCTGTTCCAGTAACTAATAATGTTGACACTAACATAAGTGCCATTAAAATGAATTGTTTCATAATGTTTAATTTAATTGTTTATTAATTTTGTTTATAATTTGAACCATTATTGGTTTTCTAATTGATAAATTCCATATTAAATGAAAATAAGAATAATATGTTTTTGATTTTTCTGACCATAATAAATTACAAGATATAGAATCTTCATAACTTTTAATATATGGTTGTTTAAATTTATATAACATTATTTTAAAATTCCATATTGTCATTAATATCATATATATAATATAAAATAATAATGTTGGAACTCCCCATACAATTGTATATATTACAGCTATTATAAATTGTAATAAAAATACAATAATAATAACTAAATATTTAAAAAATGGACCTAATATATATTTCATAATATTCTTTTTTTAAGTAATTTATCTAATTTATTAAAAGCACCAGTAAATCCTAATATTGCAAAAATAACTATACCAAGAACTGTATTTATAGCAATAAAATCATCATGACCGTTTATTTTATTTGTTATCCATCTATCATATAAATATATTTCAAGATGATATATTCCAATTATTAATGATATTATTAATATAGAATATAAAACTGTATAACCTGTTATTTTCATAATTTTTGATTTAGAAATTTATTAATATGTTTTGAATAATGAATAATAACAAATAAAATAACAACAACAGTTGAAGCACATGTCATAAAAAATATTACTCCTGCAAATGTTTCAAAATTAGTAGGATTTCTATAAAATAAATCAAAATGAGTTATAGTATATATATTTAAATAAATTAAATAAATTACTATTGGTAAGATTATTAAATGTTTTATTTTCATAATTTTAAATTTTAGTTAATATTAACAGTAATAAGGTGAGGAAAGATACATCACATCTCACCTTATATTTACTGCCAAACAATAGATAATTGAGCCTCTATATAAAGCTATGCTACAGAATTGGGACCTAACTCGAGTAATTTCCAAAAAGGTAGTATTTTTAAATTTAGAAAAAGGTAGAACATAATGATAACCAGTAATTCTTTCCAAGAATTGTAAATTATTTAATATATTCTACCTATATTATTAGTTATCCAGTGGCTAGTGCTGGTATAATTATATAATAAAAGATTATAAGAGCGTCTACAGTTTCGTTTAAATAAAACTAAATAATTTTTATTTAAACTTCCTGACTATGTCTAGATGAATTTTATTATACTCTCATGTGACCATTTTACTTAACTAATAACTTTTCTAAATTAGATTGTAAAACTTTCAATTCACTATTTGATGTAATGATTTGAAGTTCTTTATTTTTTATTTGATTTTGACGCATCTCAATTAAATTAGATTTTAATTCATCTAAAATAATTAATTGTTGATGTTCATCATAATTATCAAATATATGTTCAGATAGTCTTTTAGCTTCCATAACAGCTAATTTACTAGTACCAGGAACAAATCTAACTAATAGATAATTGATCCAACGTTTTATTCGTTTCATAATGTTTAACTTTTACTTGATCCAATAGAAATTTTCATATTGAATCTGTTAGATTTATTTTTAACTACAGAATCTGCAAGATAAGCTTGTAATTGTTCTTTAGTGTCAAATTTTCTTTCACGTTTAACAAATAGTTTCTTTTTAGCAGGTACAGTATTATTTTTACTACTTGCTACAATTTTAGGTGCTTTAATTTCCATAATGTTTATTAATTTTGTTAGTTATTTTAAATTTTTAAATTTTTCGTAAAGATAATCTATTGGATTTACTGAATATATTACATAGTATCCATTTGACATTGCATCTGAAATAGATTCATATCCATATTTATTAACAATTAATTTTGTAAATAAATGTGTCATACAAAATTCAAACCAATGAATATATAATTTTTTGTCCCATCTTTCACCTGATAATTTATCATTATATTTTGTAATTATATGATTAATTAAAAATACAATATTATCATAATTATCAAATTTATAAATAGTATCTTTAGGAAATAATTTTTTACACATTTCTAATAATTTAGTTTTGTGTTCTTTTGTTAATTCTATATTTTCCATTTAATTAGATTTTAAACATTTATTTAATTCATTTCCATTAAATATATTAGTATATGCTATTTCACCATTATAAAAATATATTGCAAATAATGTATAATTTTTCATTATAATGAATGTAATAGAATTAAACCAATATGTTTAGGTTTTACTTCTTTTGTTGATACTTCAACTTTAGTTAATTTTTTAGATTTATCTTCAAATCTATAATCATTTAAAACAAAATTCCAATAAATATTCCAAAGAAGAGTCATTTCTTGTTGGTTTATTAATCTTGTTTTAAAATACTTATTATTAATTTTTGATAAATTATCTAATTGAACAAGTCTTAAATGTGGTTTCATTTCATTACATAAACATGCTTGTAGCATAGATGTAACTTTAATGCCAGTGTAACCAGCTTTTTGGATTGCTGTTGGTGATTCTAAATTTTTCATAATGTTAATTGTTAGTTAATTATTTGTGGAGGCGCCGAGAGTCGCATTTTTTAATTTCATATATAAAATTTATATAAAATTTCTTTTAATTTACTTGTTTTTTAATAATATATTTTGTATATTTGCAATAGGGTTATATCTAACCCTTGTCTTAAATATTAATTAAAAATTAAAAACAATGAATTTAAATTACATTTCTGGATTTTTTGATGCTGATGGTTCTATTAGTTTATGTAAAAACAATAAAACTGATAAATATAAAAGTATTAAAATTGATTTTACAAATACTGAATTAGAACTATTGAAAAAAATGCAAAGCTTTTTACTTGATAATCATCAATTAATGCTTTATATTTCTACAAAACCTTCTAAAAAAGAAAATCATTCAATAGGTTATTCTTTAAGTTGTACAGGTAATCAAAAATGTATAAAACTTTGTAAATTATTACAATCACATCATCCTAAAAAATTACATAGAATAAATACTATTTTAAAGTATCATGATCTAGTAACAATTAAAAATGGTAAATATAAAGAAAATGAAATTAATAGAAAATTAGCTTATGAAAGACTATTTTTCTGCACTAGTTTTCACTAATGATTAGACTATATCATCATCTGTTCTAGATGTTGGAGGCTGTGGGCTATCCGTAGATTCCCTAGTCGTTGAACCTTCTTACTTCTTCTAGTAAGCTCGGCTGCTGATTGACTACTTAGTGTACTATAATTTTGTACATACCTTAATGGCTTTAGTGTTCCAGCAATTCTTCCAATTTTTAACTATATATCCCTATATAGTGAGTCCGCTCTTGAACTCGGGTGTTAATAATAATTCAATATAATAATGTATACAGCTTTACTATAGTTTTATGTGTTTAGATACACTAGGTCAACTGATAAATCAGAATGACTCCACCACTTCATTTAAGTTGAAGAACTTTTATAGCTCTAGTTTAAGGTACTAGATAAACCTCGAAAAATTATGCTGCAATTAATAAATCTTCTTCAACATTGCTGTTGATTAAAGATACTACTTTAGCCATATTGGCTTTAATTTGATTTTTGCCGTTTAATTAAATTCACCTTAGTTTGAACAGTTATCTCTCTGTGCTGATTATTAAATTTACTAAACTATTAGTCAAAGCCAGTCGCCCCCATTTTTTACCAGATTATATTATAGTTATATTTTGATATTAAATGTAATACTAACATTATCAAAGTATATGGTATTAATGTAAAAAGTATTACAAGTAAATAAGTACCAACGCTATTATTTTTACCTTTAATACTAAATTCTCTAAAAGGATTTAATATACATAATATATTAGATATATTATATGTTACTGAATCACTAAGTATTAAAGTAAATATATTAAATATTATATAATAAGGTAATACATAATATAATATAGATGACACATCTATTGTTATTGTTTCCATAATTTATTTATTGTTAGTTAATAAAATAATACTTTTTTACAGAAAGTATTAAAACTGTCGTTCGAAGACGAGTAACTTACTTTTTAACAGCTCGTGTCCGTTGTCTTTTTGTTCCTTTTTTAGCAGGTTTTGACGCAGTATCAATTACAGATTTAATATGTTCTGTAATAACTCTTTCAGTTTGAGGTTCTTTTTTTACAAAATCTTCATTAGATAATGTATCTTTAAAATCTTCTACTACTACTTTTTCTGTAGATTCTTCATCAATTATTTGAGAAGTTGGTTCCACTTCTACATTATTGATTGTTTTTTCAGTATCTATTGTGGAAGATGCTAATGCAAAACCAATTAATATTACTAAAATTGCTATTATTCCTAATGCTATCATAATTATTTATTTTATTTGTTAATATTTATTTTATTCACAATTCTCAATTTGTTTTTTTTCCATAAAAAAGTTTAATTGCTGTATGAGAATTTATCAGTTTTCATTTTTACGTCGTGTTATCCATTACACTACTAGTAGGACTCGAACCTCAATTACGGCACCAGAAGCATTTATATATTGCTGTATGAAAACTTATCAGATTAGTATATAACGTGTCAAATTAAAAGTTTGGTGTTTATATATATTGCTGTTACTAATCTTGTCAAATGACTATTTGTTTTGTGGACTTACGCTCTACCAACTGAGCTAATCTCAATATCTGGTCTTACGACATATTGAAATATCAGAATCGAACTGATGACAACAAGTTGATTTTACAAAGTTAATTGCTGTTAGTCATTTTATCAGAATACATTAAGGTTTCAAGTTACAAAATTGATCTTTATAAATTGCTGTAAGTATTCTTATAAAAGCATCATCGTTGTTAATTTTATTATACTTTTACAATTAAATCTTGAGATTAACAGGTGTAGTGTTAAGATTTAAAATTATTATATTTTTATTATAACTGATGATGCTTGTTTGCTAATTATATAGTTTTATGTATATGATTTGCAGTTTCTACACCTTATATTATTATTAAATCTCTACTTGATTTAATAGTTCTTGATTCATTGCAGAATTAAATAATTCTTCTGCATTGTTTATCTTATTTGTAAGAAATGACACTACTGATGCTGAATATCCACTAAAATAAAATACATTTGGTACATTACCATATGTTTCAAATTTTTCTCCAGTACCGCGTCCATATGCATTAGATTGTAAGTTCCAAAGAACTATTACAAAATTATCTACATAATCTTCACTAAATCCAACTTTTCTTAGTTTAATTAATGCTGCATCAACATTAGTTTGACCTAATTGTGCAGGATTAAATTCACTATCAGATATACATAATATACCTGTTGGAAATTCAGATTCTTCTATACCTTCAGATCTCAATCTACAAATTAAATCTATAACAGATTGAAAATTAGTAGAACCAACAAAACTACAATGATCGTTATACCATTTTTCTAATACAGTATTACCTTTCCATGTATGCATTTGAGCAACTGAATTAAATTCAATAAAAGCATCTTTAAATCTTCCTGTTAAGAATTCACTAAAATATAATGCTAATGCTTTTGCTACATTAAAACAAGACATTGTTGTACCAGTTGCTGCAGAACTCATTGAACCTGAAGTATCTCTTACAACAATTAATGATGTTTGAGATTGTTCACCACCTTTTTTAACCAATGTTTCAAATTGTTTATTAATAGTAGCTTGTTCACCTTGATTTAAACCAACTAGTGTTTTAGGTAATTTATCAAATAATTCGTGTACAAACCCAGTGTATTTAATTACTGTTTCAGGTTTTACAGCCCATTCAGCATATTTTTCACTTAAACTTTGATTAAATAAGAATTTACTTCTTACTAATAAATTTAAAGCTCTACCATGTATTTTACTAAAATCAATTTCTTCAAATTTACGTTGAGATATTAATTGTTGCCATTGATGTGCTGTTCCAGAAGTTTTAAGTTGTCTATATTTTTTATATGTCCAACCAGAATTTTCTTTTTTATTATCAAATAATAATGAACAAATCCATTTACTAATTAAATTATCAGCTTGAGATTCAACTGTTTTACATTGATTATTAGATTTAATTTGAGGTAAATACTTTTTAAGTAATTCAGATGTATTCTCATTTTTTAAACCTGACAATATTAAATCACCAAATTTATTCCAATTAAGTTTACGATCATCCCAACCATTATATACTAAATCATATTGTAACATAGTTATAATATCTTTCCAAGATCCAGCTAAAATAAATAATTGAATATTTTTCCAAAATGATTCTTCAGATTTCATATGTAACCAAATCATTCTCATAATTGATTCATGTTTCATTTCACCACCTTTTTGAGGTACTGTTGTAGAAGTATTATCCCAGAATCTAACAATTCTATTTATAACTCTTAAATAAATAATAAACATTACTGTCAATAATTTATTTTTAGTCCATAATATTTCACAATCAGCAGATATATCATTAAATGATCTTGGTGCTTTATATGAACCTATTTTACCAAATTGATCAACAAATGGATTACCCGTTGTTGAATATTTTTTTGCACCATTTCCTGATACAGTTTCTGCAGAATTTTTTAATCCTGCACTAACAAAAGCAGATGTTTGTGTTACTTTATTTCCGCTAAATAATTGTTTTTGTTTGCTGTTAAACATCTTTTTAAATTTTATTTGTTAATATTTATTTTACGCACCTATTTTAACTACTATTTTTTCTTGAGCACTTAAAGGTTCTTCTTTAATTAAATGATTAATATCTGAAACTGGTTCAGCATCTTTCATTGATTTAAAATCATCAAAATTTGTAGACATACTTAATAATTTATGATTATCATAAATTTGAGGTAAGCTAGGATTATTGTTATCAATTACTAATATTCCTGTTAGTAATTGAAATTCAAAATAAAGTAATTTTATAATTGTTTTATTTAAATTTAATATATGTTTAAAATATAGGTATATCCCAATATTTATATATTATACATCCAATTTGAACTAATAATATTAATATTGAAGCTACTGTTGAAATTGATAACAATACATCTAAAAAATCATCATCATCACAAAATGTAATAGTTTTATTGTATGTTAAAAAAGCTGTTAGTAATATTATTGCTATTAATATTACGTTTAATAAGATTTGACCTGTCATAATTTATTTGTTTTAGTTATTTATAAGTTTTCTTCAATCCATTTAGTACTCCATATATTTATTTCTTTTTCATTAGGTTGAAAATAAGAACTTTTTACAAATTCTACATAATCAACTCTATATTTAATAAGATTAGATATATGTTCTTCTCTATTCCAACTATTTTTTAATTCCTTAATTGTAATAGTATTGTCTTTAGAATTTATTTTTAAAGTTTCAATAAACTCATATTTTTCATTACCACCACAATCTCTACCTGAACGAGGATATGTTTGTATATATTCACTATTATACTCAACTAATACATCAGTAATAATTTTACCTTTATTATAAGATTCGATATACTTTTCAATGAATTGTTGTGATGGTTGAGGTAAGAAATCTTTTTCAATTTTTATACCTGAACCTTTACAAGTAGTACATTTAGGTGAAAAACCACCACCACTACCTTTACATGATTTACAAAGCATTTTAATATCTTTTGTTAATGAAGTATCTGTTGTAGCTATGATTTTTTTTAATTCTTCTAATTCTATAGAATAACCTTTTTTTAAAATTTCATTTTTAGTATTTACATTAGCTGATACAAAATAGTGACTTTTAGTATCTTTATGTTTATAAATAACTTGTACTATTCTATTATTAGATTTATCATAACACCAATCACCTCCTTTTATTTCATCATCACTTAAAATATATATGAAATTATTCAAATATATTATTTTACACTTTTTTTCCATATATAATTTTTTGTTTTATGTTGTTTATTATTAATACATTGATTATGTAAGATATTACGGTTTATCAATATTGTAGCTTACATTTTACTTAACACTTGATTATAAAAATAACAGACTATAACTGTTTATATAAATAGGGAATAGCCCTTGATTTATATAAGTTTGAATTTCACATATTATAAGATTTACTTCACACGAATGTTTTTCAAAGTTTTAGAAAATTATATGTAATAGGTTGTAACACACATTATCAGTATAATTTTCACTCATAATATTTATTATAAAACACATTAGTTTTGAACGTGATCTATCTGCTAATGTGTTTAATATTTTAAGGTAAATTTTCTAATTCATGACTAATATATAGTCCTGATATTATACAACCAATTACACTAAATAATATAAATGGTACTGTTTGAATACAATCTATTAATGTAGCTTCAGTTGTTATTATTATAAATAATGATATAATCATAGGTACAAATATACCTAAAATAAAAATGCTTAGTAATACTACTAAAGCAAATAATAGTTTTTTTAATAAGTGTTTCATAATTTGTTATTTGTTAGTTAGTATTTCTCTAATAATTTCAACTAATGTAGGACATATATGTATAAATTTTAAATATTTAACATCACGTTCTCTATCTTTATTGTAAAATTGTTCAATTTGTAAGTTAGTTATCATAATATTATTTTTTAGTTAGTTAATAAAACTATTAGGTTCAATATAGTGTGTATAAGCACCAGCATACCTTTTAATATCCACAGAGCTACTGTTACCAATAGATGCTATTAAATTACAGGTGAAGTAAGTATTGTCATGACTCAATATTGTTTAATTTCTTTTCAACATAGTATTGACCTAATAGTTTAATTTAATATAGTCAGTCAACCCAGCATTACCTGTAATTGACTGACTAAAGTATTGTTATATTTTAAATTCAATATTGAGTCTTGGAAACATAATAAAAAATATCATTATAATTACAACACTACATACTGCTATAAAAGAACTTGTAAAAAATAATTCTATTATTCTTGTATTTTTAAAGAATATATAATGAATTATTGTAAACACACTAAGTGTTATATAAAAAATTAATAGTACAATAAGAATTGTAAAAGCAATATTTAATATCATAATTTTGTTATTTATTCAGTTAATATTTTTTTATTCATCTACAGGATTTAAATACACTGTATTTTCATTTGTAGATAATTGTAGTTGTCTTATACCATCTTGTGGTACATCTGATTCAGAACTTTCCCATTTAAATTGAATTGAATTATCAAATTCAATATGGAGAATAGAATCTTTATCAAAATAACCTGTAATAGGTGTTGATTTGTCAATTAGTTTATATTCTTCAGGTAAATCAACTTTATTTTGATTTAATGTAAATGAAATACCACCAATAATAAAACCTATTAGTAGTGATAAAATGATTTGAAATGTTTTCATAATATTAATTTTAGTCAGTTAGTTTAATTTTTGTAATATTCCAACAATTAATCCAATTAATAATCCAATTCCTAGATAAATACCTGTGAATAAAACTATATTTTTGATTAATTTATTATAGTTTGATTTGATTATTGCATAAAATATTATACTAAAGTATATAAATGTGCAAAAATATAACGATATAATGTAGTAAAACATAATGATTATTTGTTAGTTATTAGTGATGAAAAAGCTATTGATAATAAATAAATTGATGATGTGAGAGGTGTGTGATGCTACTAAAAGGTATTAAGCTTGAATAAGGTCACATTTACACTACTAAATACATCTAAAAAATAGTATAACTCTCTCACAATCAACAATTTAAATCATTTACCAAATGATATTATAAAATAAACTCCAATTAAGTGTATTACCACTTCACAATAAATTGTGTTGTATTGAATTGAAGTTTATTAACTAAAAGGTATATTTATACCTTATTATATATAGGTGTGATTGAACCACTGAGATGTAGACATATTGACTACACGCAAAGTTAACCACAATAAAAATAAAAAGAAAGGACACCGAAGTGTCCTTTAGTTAGGTTTAAGCACCAATCTTAGGTTGGTTAGCCTCTTCTTTCTCATCAACAGCAGGTTTAGCTGAAGCAACAGTTGGAACTACATATTGTCTATGTAAATCTGCATGTTTGTCAGCAGGACATAATCTTACTTGGCTGTAACGACCTAATGGTTGTTCAGTAGTTGGATTAATGTCTTCTTCTTGACCCTCATAGAATGGAGTTTCAGAGAAAGCTCTGTAAGGCTTGATTTGACCTTTGTTGATTGATTTGATTACAGCATCTTGTTGTTTCAATACAACAGCCTCATCAGAACCTTTCAACCACACCATTGATTTCTCAACTTGTGTGAATAGTGTGTTCATGTTAAGCACTTCATCAGTAACTTCAACACAAACAGAAGTGATAGTTCTACCGTCTTCTAAGTCTTTAGACCATACTGATTGGTCATCTTTAACGAATTTAATTGCATTCATGGCGTCTTGTGGTATTATGTGTTAGTCTGACATCATTTAAGACAGTACTAACACGATTAGTAATATATTTTGGCATATCCGTAACAACAGTACGGGTATAACCCAAAATTTTGTTGAAGTCGGGGTATGATGTTGGCTTAGTCCGCATTTACATTGATAAATAAAATTTTAAAAAACATTTTCAAAAAAAAATTTTAAAAAAAATTAGTAAAAAATTTGGAATTGTCAATTATTTGTTGTATATTTGTATAAAAATTAAATATTATGACACAAGTTGATGAAAAAGAATTTAGAGAATTTTTAACTGGTAAACTTTATGAAAGAGTTCCTGGAGATATTACACATTCAGTATATTATATAGATTTGGATGGTAATAAAATTGCATATATGGAAACAAGTTCTTATGGTGCACCAGATTTATATATGATAAATGATTGAAATAGCTATTAGTAAATAAGAATTTTTTAAAAATAATTGCAAAAACATTTGGAATTTACAAATAAATGTTGTATATTTGCACTTATTAAAATAAACAGCAACTAGTTTAGGATACAGTTGTCTTAATTAATGGTGGACACGGCACCAACGTATAGTTTTAAGAGGATGGGTTTTGCGAGGTATGACAACTTCTGTAACACTGGCTAGCCAAGAGGACATGATTTAACAAAATCGTGGAAACCTCGTTGTATCTATTAATTAAATAATATATAAACTATAATATACGTTATAGTTATAGGAAACTTATATACTTTACCCACTATTTCTTATGATTTAGTGGGTTTTTTTATGCTTAATAATTTATTTTAGGATATTTATGAAAATAATTGGTAAAAAACTTGCATATTTAAAATAAATTTATTATATTTGTATTATGAAAAAAAAGAAATGTAGTAGTTGTAAAAATGATTTAGAACTTTCTAATTTTAGAAAAAGTGGTAAAAGAAAATATTTAGCTTCTGTTTGTAATACATGTGCAGTTGAAAATTATAGAGAAAAACATTTAATGAGTAAATATGGAATAACATTAGATGATTACAGTAATATGTTAGAAAAACAAAATAGTGTTTGTTCTATATGTAAATTAACTAATAAAAGTGATAGAAGACTATCAGTAGACCACTGTCATACTACAGGTAATGTTAGAGGTTTATTATGTGATACTTGTAATACAGCTTTAGGAAAATTTAGAGATAATATAGATCTTTTAAAAGAAGCAATAAAATATTTAAAAAAATATGAAAAATAATTGCAATTTTATTAGGATATGTCAATTTTATTTTGTATCTTTGTACTATAATTAAAAAAAGAAGAATCATGGAAGCATTTATTAATATATTAATATGTTTAAATTTATTAAACATAAGTTACAGATTAAAAGAAATATGTGACGCTATTAAAAATTTAAATGAAAAAAAATAATTATAATAAAATGAAAGAAACATATCAAGAATGGTTTAAAAAAATTATATGGCATAAAGATAATATAATTTTACCTAATAGTCAAACAATATCTAAAGCTGAATATATAACTAAAGATGGTTTTGATATAAATGGATTTAATACAATGTTGTTTAAAACATATAACATATTACACCCAGTAAGTGATGGAAGAAGATATAAAAAGTAATGGTAAAAGACTACCAGAAAATATGATTACTGAAGAATATGGGTGGAATGAATGGGTGAAAATAAGACAGTTTAAATATGAACAATTATTTATGGGTCAAATTACAATGGAAGAATATATCCATTTTATAGAAGATTTTTATAAAAAACAAACAGATAAAATATAATGATAGAATATATACACGAAAAGATTAGACAAGATTTAATTGTCAACCAAAAAGATTTATTTAATATGCGTCATTACTATACACATAAACATAGAAGTAATGATAGATTATTAGATGTTAATGTAGGGTTATTTAGAAATGACCAACAAGTATTAACAGCTCAGATATATGTAGCTGATAAAAATACTAAAATAAGAGAACAATTATTTTTAGATGAAAACTTTAATATAATTGATAGTGATATAATAATTAAAAGATTAAACTAATGAAAGATTATTTTTTATATAAAAAACAAACCCATAGTATTAATACCTTAAATGGTATTTTAAATGAAAGCAACTTACAGTTTGCTAAAAGAACAATGTTATTTGATGTAATTAGAGATTATACAGATCTTGTTAAAACTAAACAACATTATCCTCATAATGATATCTCTGATGTAGATATGACTATTGATTGTGTTATAATGACTAGAGATAACTATAATAAGATGTTAAAGCTTATCCCTGAGTTACCAGAAGAAAATAAGATTAAAGAATTATTAAACTTTCCTAAATTAAACGTATAATGAGTACATATAAAAAGAATGGTAAAAGACAACTAGTTGTTAATAATAAGAAACAAACTAAGTTACATGTTAAGAAGTTTTATAGTATATTAGCTCAAATGGAAACTATATCTAAAGAATTAGATCAAACTATAGAATATACAGAAGATAATATTAATGATTACGTAAAACCTATCTTAGGTAGAGATTTAGACTCTATGGAGAAGTTTTTAGTATTAGGTAAGTTACATCATGGAAAAGAAGCCACAGATCAATCTTCATAATATAAAATCTTTTTTAGAAGGAAATCTTCAACTTGGGTTAGAACAATTAAAGTTACAACCATTACATGTACAAGAACAAATAGCATATCGTAGATTACTATGTAAAGATGATTGTGCTGTTCAAAACAAATGTATTAAATGCGGATGTGACTTTAAAGGTAAAACTTCAGTACAACAATCTTGTAATCCTGAAAGATTTCCTGATTTAATGAGTAAAATAGAATGGGATAAATATAAAAACGCAAATGGAATTAGTTAACACATATGTTATAGAAAATAAACCTCTTAAGGAGTTGCTTGATAATATTGATAAGATAAGTTCTAATATAGAAGTATTTAAAGAAAAACACAAAGGATATAATTATGACATAAAAATTATGAATAATGCACAAGATAGTGACTATTTTGATGCTGAAATAAATATAATGTATGAAAAGCAAGAAAACGCTTAGAAACTATAGAGAGCTTCTTAAGCATATGAAATATTACAATAATCTAGCACCATTCCCAGTATATGATACAGATTATGTAAATGATGTAGAAAATAAAATTAAAGAAATAATGAATGACAAAATAAAAGAATACGATGAAGAACCAGTGTGGGCATGTAGATTTTGTAAAAAATTACACATTGAATCAGATGAAGTAGGTAATGATGTTTGTATGATATGTGGATCTATTAATGAACTACAAGAATACAAAACAATTTTTGAATGGCAAAAAAATAAGAATAATGACTAATAGTAAAGTTGCTAATATTAATGTTAAACTTAAAACTTTATTTTTTAAATGGTTAGAATTATTAAAGCCTTGGCATTCATTAAATAATCAACAACAACAAGTATTAGCTCTTTTATTGTATTATCATTATTTATATAAAAAAGATACAACTAATAATAAAATACTTTGGAAAATTGTATTTGATTATGATACAAGATTAAAAATTGTAGAAGATAAAGTTTTTGAAAAAGGTATGACTACAAACACTCTAAATAATATATTTACTATATTAAGAAAGAAAGGTGTTATTGTAGATAACCAAGTAGCAAGTGTCTATATTCCTGAACTTGAAATAAACAGTAAAAACTTTAAAGTATTATTCAATTTTAATATTGTTGATAATGAGTAAGCCAGATGATGATAAAGTTAAAGCGCTTATACACAGTATAGGTTTAAAATATAATCTACAAGATGATGTTATTAAAAAGATAATAGGATCACCTTATAAGTTTACAAGAGATAAAATGGTTGAGTTGTCAGTTAATGATGACATGACAGAAGAAGAATATAATAAATTAAAAACAAATTTTATATATCTATATATAGGTAAATTATATACCACATATGATATATGCACTAAATTTTATAAAATAAGAAAAGAAAGATGGAAGAAAGAAGAAATTTAAATCAAGATGACGTATTAGACTTAATATTGAATTTTCCTTTAGAACCAATGTTTAATGGTATCTATATTACAACTAATAGAATTGAAGAAGATGGATTGGATCTAAGTGATTCAGTATTATCAGATGTTCAATATGTAGTATCAGCTGGTTCTACTGCGCAAGTTCCAGCAGGACAGAAAGTATTAATTGATATTGAAAAGTTAATGGTTAATTCAAGAGCTGAACAAACTAATGCTTATGAAGCAGTTAAAGAAGTTAAAATTGATTTAGTTGAAGTTAATGATAATATATTTGCTCTTGTAACAGATAGAGTAGTTAAAGCTAAAGATAATAGATAATATGAAAACAAAAAATAAATTAAAGCTATTAAATATTATTTTAGCTAAAGCAGCTGATGATAATTGGTATACTAAAGATGTAGTTTATTGTTATAAAAAACTTTATAAAACTTTAAAAAAATAATGAATATTATTGGAATTTATAAAATAACTAGCCCAACTGGAAAAATCTATGTTGGGCAAAGTTGTAATATAAAAAAAAGATTTGAAAAATATCATACACAAAGATGTACGGAACAACCTAAATTATTTAAATCATTATGTAAATATGGATATATAAATCATAACTTTGAAATTATTGAAAATTGTACAATAGATAAACTTAATGAACGAGAACATTATTGGCAAATTTATTATGATGTATTAAATAAAGGGTTGAATTCTAGAATTGATTCTTTTGGTAAAGTTAAAGTTGAATTAAGTGAAGAAACAAGATTTAAATTAGGATCAAGTTTTAGAAATAAACATACTGTAAATAGTATTAAAATAAAATGTTTAAAAACAGGTACTATATATCCAAGTATAAAAAATTGTGCAAAATTAAATAATATTAATTATAGCACATTAAAGCAACAACTAAATATTAATTATAAAAGTAAAACACAAGATTATGAAATTATTTGAAATGCGTGAATTTAATTTAGTTGTTACTGAAGAAGCGTGGGGATTGTTACCTTTTAAAGCAATACTAAAAAGAGATAAAAATAGAAATAAAGAAACAGCATTTAAAGAAATGTTATTTATTTATTACTTTACAGATATTAGATCTGATTATGTTTATTTAGTAAACGATGCTGAAAGGACTAGAGAAATTATTAAAGATATTGGTTTACCATCAGATTGGAAAATAGACCAAGTAATAAAAGATGCTATTGCTTTTTATAACTCAAGATCATTAAGTCCTATTGCTAAGTTATATAAATCGTCTTTAAAAGCTGCTGATGATATATCTAAGTATTTAGAAATGACAGATGTTTTATTAGCTGAAAGAACAGATAAAGGTGCTACAGTAACTACACTAGCTGTTATTACAGGATCACTTAAATCAGTTCCTATTATTATGAAAGATTTAAAAGCTGCTTATAAAGAAGTATTAGCTGAACAAAAAGAATTAGAAGGAAGAACAAAAGGGAGTAGAACAATGGGACTATTTGAAGATGGTTTCGCAATTGAATAATATGAAAGAAATATATTTTAAAGATGAAGCTGGAGAATTATTATTTGGTGGAATACAGAAATTTACAGATGCTATAGCATGTACTTTAGGACCTAATGGTAAAACAGTTATTATAACTGATGAATTTGGTAAACCTAAAGTTACTAAAGATGGTGTATCAGTAGCAAGAGAAATATCATTTAAGAATGCTGTTGAAAATATTGGAGCACAACTTGTAAAAGAAGTTTGTGAATTACAAGTTAAACAAGCAGGTGATGGAACAACTACAGCTATTGTATTAGCTAATGCTTTTATTCAAAATTTAAAAGGTTTTGAATCTAAAGATATTAATAAAGCTTTTGATGAAATTATTCCAAAAGTTATTGAACAATTAAAACTTAATTCAAAAGAATTAAAACGTGAAGATATTAAACATGTTGCTACTATATCTGCTAATAATGACGTACAGATTGGTGACATTATACAACAGGCTTATAACTTTTCTAATATAGTTAAAGCTGAAGAATCTAATAATTTAGAAGATACTCTAGAAACAATAGAAGGAATGAAATTAGATGTATCATATATGTCTAAACTATTTAGTAATACTAACAAAGAAACCTGCGAGTTTACAAACCCATATGTTCTTTTATTAGATGGAAAACTAGAAGACCTTTTATTATTTAGACAAATACTTGAAAAGATTAGTTCTGAAAAAGAAAACTTACTTATCATTACAGAGTATATTGCTCCTAAAGAATTACGTAAGTTAGAAACATTAGTTCTTAATAAAAACATTAACGCTTGTGTTATTAAAGCACCAGGATTTGGTCCTGTAAGAAAAGATTATCTTAGAGATTTATCTGACTTTACTGGAGCTGATATTGTTGCTGTACAGTCAAACAAATCATATTTACCATCATGTTTAGGTAAGCTTGGTTCATGTGTTATTAATAAAAACAATAGTTTACTAATAAAACATGAAGATGTTAATGTTGAAGATATTGTAAGTAGTTTAACAGAGCTTTCTAAAAATAAAGAACTAACTGATTATGATGTAGAAATACTTAACAAACGTATTGCTAATCTTACAGCTAAAGCATCTGTTATTAAAGTAGGTGGTGGTTCTGAAATAGAAATGAAAGAACGTAAAGATAGATATGATGATGCTGTGTTAGCTGTTGCTTGTGCATTAGAAGAAGGAATTGTACAAGGTGGTGGTGAAGCACTAAGATCTATTGTAAATAATATTTCAATTTTTAAAAGTGATCTTAATAATAGTATTAGAATATCTTTAACAGCTCCTGTTAATAGAATTATTGCAAATGGTGCAGTATTTAAAAATTCTGATAATATGTTTGATGAAAATATTATAGATCCACTTAAAGTAACTAGATGTGCATTATTAAATGCAGTGTCTATAGCTAAAACAGTATTATCAACTGAAACAATTATACTCAATGAAAGACAATGGAACTAAATAAGTACCAAAGTCCAATTACACAAGAGTTAAAAGAAACATTACCAAAAGAAGTATATGAAAATTTAATTGAATATACCTCAACTATTAAGTTTATTAAAAATTTAATAGCACCTGAACATATAAGAGGGTTTGCTAAAGATAGACCTAAATCAGATTTATATGATGATGGTAGAATTCATGTAGATATAACCAATCCTCATATATTAGAGGATATGGATTATTTTAGACAACCTGCTATATTCTTTGAAAAGAATGGTAGGTATACTAATATACCACCAAACAGTAATCCTAAATCTGAATATGCTGAATATTGGAAAGAAGAACTACGTAAATGGAAACATGGTTTAGTACGTGAATCAGATGGTGAATGGATACCTGGAGAATTATATTTTTATTGGAACTATAGTCCTATATGGATTGTTAAAACAGTTGCTAGAAATAAAGATGGTGCTCAAGGTGAACGTGTAAGAAAATTTCCAAAACCTTGGTTAGGAGATTACTTATATTTTCATTATACTTCTAATGCTAAAAGAATAGGTAAACATGGTAAAGTATTAAAAACTCGTGGTATTGGATTCAGTTTTAAAAATGCATCTGAGTCACCAAGAAATATGTATGTATTTACAGGATCTGGTAATATTAATCACCATTTAGCTTCTGAGAAAACTTTCTTATCTGGAGATAGTGGTATCTGGGGTAAAATATTAGATTGTTTAGACTGGATAGCTGAACATACACCGTTACCTCGTATGAGAACAATTGATGCAAATAAAGAAATGTATGTTCAACTTGGTTATAAAGATGAATACGGTTCACGTAAAGGATTATTATCATCAGTTAAATGTATATCATTAAAAGATAATCCTGATAAAGCCAGGGGTATTAGAGGACCTTATATCCACTATGAAGAAGATGGTTTGTTTCCTAATCTTGAGAAAGCATGGAATGTTAATAGAAAAGCCGTAGAAGATGGTGGTGTAGGATTTGGATTTATGTTAGCAGGTGGAACAGGTGGTGTTGAAGGAGCTTCATTTGCAGGTTCTGAAAAATTATTCTATAAACCTGGAGCGTATAATATATTAGGTATTCCTAATGTATTTGATAAAGGAGCTAATGGTGATTTAGAATGTGGTTTCTTTTGGGGAGCATATTTAAATAGAAATGAATGCTATGATGAATCATGTGGAGAGCCTGATGTTATTAAAGCATTAGTTGAAATTTTATCAGATAGACATGTTGTAAAATATAATTCATCTGATGCAAGAGCTATTACTCAAAAGAAAGCTGAAGAACCTATTACACCTCAAGAAGCTATTATGCGTACTGAGGGTACAGTATTTCCTGTAGCTGATATAAAAGATTACTTAGAAAGTATTGGTCCTAAAAAAGAATCATTTCTTGCTGAACATTATGTTGGAGAAATAGTTTATGACAATGCTGGTAATACTAAATGGGAAATGACAACTGATAAATATCCACTTAGAGCTTATGATAGTTCTGATACAGATAGAACAGGTTGTTTAGAAATATTTGAAATGCCTAAAAAGAATGCTAATGGTGAGATTGCTAGAGGAAGATACATATTTGGTATTGACCCTATTGATGCTGATACTGGACAATCCTTATTTAGTATAATTGGTATGGATACTTTTACAGATAGAATAGTTTGTGAATATACAGGTAGACCTAGATTAGCTAATGATGCTTATGAAACTGCATTGCGTATACTAAAATTTTATAATGGTGAAGCTAATTATGAATCTAACTTAAAAGGATTGTTTAGTTATTTTGATGCTAGAAATTGTTTACATTATTTATGTGATGTACCACAAATACTAAAAGATATGGAATTAGTTAAAGCAACTAATCTATATGGTAATAAAGCTAAAGGTACTCATGCTAATAAAGAAATAAATAAATGGGGTAGATTATTGCAAGCACAATATATGTTAACTCAATATAATGAAGATGACCAAGAAGATAATAGTTTAAAACTTCATCATATTAGAAGTATTCCTTATTTAGAAGAATGTATAGCTTGGAATAGTGATGGTAACTTTGATAGGGTGTCTGCCGCAGGTATGTTGTTTCTATTAAGAGAAGATAGAGTTAAAAGAACTAATTCTATGATAGCTAATCAAAATAATAAAGTTAAACAAGCTTCACAGGATTCTTTTTTTGAAAAAAATTGGAGTAATGCCCAACTTAAAAATAATCAATAAAGCTAAATTAGCTATTAGTAAATAAAAAAAATTGTGTTATTTCTTATAAATAATTTGGAATAACACAATTTATTTTGTATATTAGTGGGTTATTAATAAATTTAATATAAATTATATATGCCAGCACCAAGAATAAATAGTATTATAATGCCTAGACAGCGTTTAAAATACAGCCAGAAAAATAAAGAATGGCGAAAAGATAATGTGGATCATGCAGATAAACATTCATTCTATAATAATGAGCATGTTAGGAAAAGTCTTCAAAACAAAGTTGTAAATTTAAATTTATATAATGGTATTGTAGATATTAGAGATTTAACAAATGTAGTAAATCCACATCAAATAGATGCTTCATTTGTACCTAGCAATATTCCACATCATCCTATAATGGTTCCAAAAATTGATTTGTTGGTAGGAGAGGAAATTAAACGTAGATTTGATTGGTCTGTAATTGTTACTAATGCTGATGCTATTAGTAAAAAAGAAGAAGATAAAAAAGCTTTTCTTCAACAAAAACTTACTGAATTTTTAGAAGCTAATTATAAAGAAGATGAATTAAAAGCTAAAATGGATGAACTTGCTAAACATATGAAATATAGTTGGCAAGACATTCGTGAGAAAATGGCTAATCAAATTCTAAAACATTATAGTCAAGAACAAAGATTTGATAGATTATTTAATGATGGTTTTAAAGAAGCTTTAATTATGGCTGAAGAAATCTATCAATGTGATATAGTACATGATGAACCATATTTAACTAAATTAAATCCACTAAAAGTACATAGTATTAGAAGTGGTAATTCAGATAGAATTGAAGATTCATCTATTATTATTATACAAGACCACTGGAGTCCTAATAAAATTGTTGATATTTATCACGATGAATTAAAACCTGAAGATATTGATTATATTATGGAATATACTCAAACATCATCTAGGGGCTCTTACTCCGATGATCAAAATAATCACGTTCTTTTACGTGATGCTTTGAATACTGGGGTTGAAGGAATGTACGATACTATATTTAATTTAGCTGAAATTAATGGTCATTTCTTTGGTTCTAACTTTACAGATGCTACAGGTAACATACGTGTGTTAAAAGTATTTTGGAAATCATTGAAGCAAGTAGTTAAAGTTAAATACTATGATGAATACGGAGAAGAACAATATAAAATTGCTTCTGAAGAATATATTGCTAATAAAGATTTAGGTGAAGAATTAACTCCTATGTGGGTTAATGAATGGTGGGAAGGTGTTAAAATAGGTAAAGATGTTTATTTAAATATTAAACCTAGAAAAATACAATATAATAAAATTAGTAACCCATCATTATGTCATCCAGGTATTATTGGACAAATATATAACACTAACCAATCTAAAGCAGTATCATTGGTTGATAGATGTAAAAACTATCAATATATGTATGATGTAATTTGGGATAGACTTAATAAAGCTATATCTACTAATTATGGTAAAATATTTGAATTAGATTTAGCTAAAGTTCCTGAAAATTGGGAAATAGAAAAATGGTTACACTTTGCAGTAGTAAATAAGATTGCAGTAATAGATTCATTTAAAGAAGGTAATCAAGGTGCAGCGACTGGTAAATTAGCTGGTGGTTTTTCTGGACAAGGTGGTAGAGTTATGGATATGGAAACAGGTTCATACATTCAACAACATATCCAGTTACTTGAATTCATTAAAATGGAAATGGGTGAGATTGCAGGAGTATCTGCACAACGTCAAGGTCAAATCTCTAATAGAGAAACTGTTGGTGGTGTAGAACGTTCTGTTAATCAATCTAGTCATATTACAGAGTATTGGTTTATGTTACATGAACAATGTAAAATTAGAGTATTAGAATGTTTTTTAGAAACAGCTAAGATTGCATTAAAAGGTAATAATAAAAAAGTACAGTATATATTAGATGACCAATCTATTGAAATTTTAAATTTAGATGCTGATGAATTTTGTGAAAATGATTATGGATTAGTTATAACTTCTAGTTCTAAAACACAAGAATTAGAATCTATGATTAAACAAAATGCTCAAGCTTTCTTACAGAATGGTGGAAGTATGTCTACTATTATGGATATATATTTTAGTCCATCTTTATCAGATATGAGAAGAAGACTAGAAGAAGCAGAAGAACAAACACATCAAAGAAACTCAGAAGCTTCACAACAACAATCTAAAGATGCACAAGCTGCAATGGCACAAGCTGCAGATCTTGAAAATAGAAAATTAGAACTTGAAGATATAAAAAATCAAAGAGATAATGAAACTAAACGTTATGTTGCTGAACTATCTAAATCATTAGATGGTGATGAAATATCAGAAGATGGTATTGTTAATCCTTTAGATGAAGCTAAGTTTGAATTAGATACTCAGAAAAGAAAAGATGATTATTTATTAAAAATAAAAGCTTTAGATCAAGACATGATTAAACATAAAGATCAAATGGAAGCTAAAAAAGTGGATCAAAGTATAAATAGAATAAAAAAGAAAAGTACGAATTAGCTATTAGCAAATAAAAAAAAATTGAATATTTTTTAATATTTATTTGGAATTATTTATAAAATAGTTTATATTTGCAAACTTTATATAACACGGGAGAAATTATGGAAGAAAATGAAGATTTAACATCAATCTTTAGTTCAGCAATGGATTTAAATTTTGATAGTTCATATTTTGAATCTGATGAAGATCAAAATGATGAAGACAACAATGATAATGTGGATGAAGATCCAGAAAAAAATAAAATCATCGAGGGTGAAGATCCAGAGGACGTAGATGGTGAAGAAGACGATAATAATGAAGGTGATGATTCAGATGATGAATCTTCTCCCAACTTATATTCTTCCATCTCTAACGTTCTTTTTGAACAAGGTCTATTACCTTCATTAGAGTCTTCTGAAAATATTAAAACAGTAGATGATTTTACAAATGCTTTAAAAGTTGAAATTGACACTCAAGCTAAACTAAAAATTGAAGAGCATTTAAATAATCTAGATTTAGAAACAATTGCTACTTCTAAAAAACAAATTTTAGATTTAGATAAAATGGATGAAGATTATTTAAAGAATAATCTTGAAGTTGCAAAAGATATTATTTTTAGAGATTATGTAAATCAAGGACTATCTGAAGATAGAGCTAAAAAAATGTTAAGAAAAACTATTGATTTAGGTGAAGACATTTTATTAGAAGATGCTTTAGAATCTAAAGAGAGTTTAAAGGTATTTGAAAATAAACAAATAGCTAATGAACTACAAAGAGTAGAACAAGAAAAAATTAATCAAGCTAAAGAACAAGAAAAAATTGATAATTCAATTAAACAATTTATTTTTGAATCTAAAGAAGTGATTAAAGGAATACCTAACACTAAAGCAATTAGTGATAAAGTATTTAAAACTATGACTGAAGTTGTTGGTAAGAATCCTCAAACGGGTGAATTAGAAAACAAATTCATGAACGAAAGATCTAAAGACCCAATTCAATTTGATACAAAAATGTATTATTTATATGAATTAACAAATGGTTTTACAGATTTAAGTAAAATAAAAACAACAGTTAAATCAAGTGCCACTAAAGATTTAGAAAAAGCATTAAGAAAAACTAAGTTTGAAGATAATGGACAACCAAATTATCTAACAGATCCTAATAGTTACTCAGGTGGATTTGGAAGTGAATTGGTTTAAATAAATGAATGACAAATAAAAACAATTAAAAATTAAATTAAATGAGTTTAGGAAAGTATGTAATGACCAAAGGTAAAGCATGGTCAGGTTTAACACTAAAAAATCACATTGGTGCAATTTTTGGATTACAACCACAATTAGTTTCACCATTAACAACTGTGTTGTTACAAAGCTCTGGAATGAAAAATTTAGATACAACATTATCTATGTTCCCAGAAAAAGTTTTAAACACTGCAGATGATTTTGTATGGAAAGTAGTAGGTAGTGATGAAAGAAATATACCACTTGTTGAAGCAAGATTTCAAGGCGCAGTAGTTACTTCAGGTACAACTGGTGTTGGTCAAGCTAGAACACAATTCCAATTAGTATTTGGAGAAAAATGGTTTACTAAAATGCATGTTATTGCAGGTCCTAGACCAGATGTATATCAAATCAGAATTTTAGAAGATGCTTTTGAAGAAGGATCATTGTATGTTTACAACTGTGAAGTATGGGGTGGTCAAGAATCACTTGCTGGTATTCCTGGAGATGAACTTGTAGGTGGAAATAGATTCAGTATTGAATCTGCATACGCTGAAGATGAACTTTCTATTCAAGGTGCTGGAATTCAATTTACTTCACCTTACTTAATGAGAAACTCAGTTTCTACATTACGTATGGAACATAAAGTTTCTGGTGCAATGATTGATTGTAAAGTAGAACCAGTTTATTTTGCTGGTATTGAAACAAGAGATCCTAACACAGGTAAAGTACATAAGTCTACAACTTGGATGCAAGAAGTTTACTGGCAGTTTGAGAAATCATTCTCACGAATTAAATCTCGTACAATCATGTTTGGTAAAACAAACCGTGATGAAAATGGTGGATACTTAAACGTTGGTGCATCAGGTATCAAAATTAAAGCAGGTTCTGGTATTAGAGAGCAAATGGAAGTTTCAAATACAATTACGTATAACTTCTTCTCAATGCGTTTACTAGAAGATGCTCTTTCAGAATTATCAGAAGGTAAATTAGATTTCTCTGAACGTAAATTTATGTTACGTACAGGTGAAAGAGGAGCTGCTCAATTTAATAGAGCTGCTACTGCTGCTGCTTCTGGTTGGAAATCATTATTTGATAATACCAATCAAAATGCAATCAACAAAGTACAATCTAAATTCCATGAAAATGCATTTAAAGGTGGATTCCAATTCACTGAATGGTTAGCACCTAATAACATTCATATTATGTTAGAGGTAGATCCAGCTTATGATGATAAAGTTCGTAACAAAATTTTACATCCAGATGGTGGAGTTGCTGAATCTTACAGATATGATATTCTTTACATTGGTTCAATGGAAGAGCCTAACATCCAAAAAATCAAAGTTAAAGGCGATGATGAATTAAGAGGTTACATGGCAGGTATTAGAGATCCATTCTCTGGACGTAGAGGTGGAATCATGCAATTAATGGAAGATAGTGCTACTATGACAGCTATGTGTGGTACAGGAGCGATGGTTAAAGATCCTTCTAGAACACTAACTTTCAAACCAGCATTGTTAGATTAATTATATTAAGGCTTTTAAAGGTTGTGCCACAACAACCTTTATTTTTATAAACTAATAAGAAGAATAAAATACAATGGGAGAAGTATTAGAAAATAAATTTACATTACCAAATGAAACAGTAATTGTAAAATATATTAAAAGAAAAAAAGGAATGGCTTCAGGTAATCACATTGGTGATGATCACGTTATTTCAGGAGGTATGTTAAGTGGTTCTGTTAAGAAATATTCAACTCCTCGTTTAAGAAATGGTGGTTTAGCAAATGTATTAACTAAAGATGAAAAAGATTATCTTGAAAATGCAACAGGTTTAAAACTTTCAATTTATGAAGATTTTTGGAAAGAACATCAAGTTTCTTTATTTAAAGATGATAATAAATTGGATCTTAGTAATCCTTTAGATTACATTTCATATAAAATATTATCATGTTTAAAAGATGATATTTGTTTAAATTGGAATGAAAGAAGTCAAAAACAAAGTTATGATTTTGTTATTGTAAAAGGTGATGAAGAATTTAATGATAAGAAAGTTAAATTTGATGATAAGAAAGAAGCTTTTAAATTGTATGGTAAAATTGAAGATGATAGAGATAAATTGTTAGGTATATTAAAACTTTTAAGTAACCAAGCAATCTCACCTGATACTCCATTAAATTGGATACAAGGTAAAGTTGAAGAATTCATTGATAGTAAACCAAAAGCATTTGTTGAATTAATTAAAGATAAACAAATTGAAACTAAGTTATTAGTTAAGAATGCAGAAGATAAAGGTATTGTTATTAAAAAAGGTAATAAATATTCTACTGTTGATGGTTTAGATTTATGTGAAAACAGTCAAATTCCAACTTTTGAAAATGCAATTGCTTACTTAGATAATCCTAAACATCAAGATGTAAGGGATGTTATTGAAGCTAAACTTTTAAAACTAAAATAATATAAATGACCGTACAAGAATTTAGAAATGAATTTCAGATCCTCTATGATTCAATAGCAACACAGAGTGCTCCTAATATAGATGATTATGAATTATCTGTCTATCTTACTAAAGCACAATTAGAAATAGTTAAAAATTATTATGATCCTGCTAGTAATAGAAAACAGAAAGGTTTTGAAAATTCTGAAAAAAGACGGATTGATTTAAAAGAATTAATTAAAGATTTTGAAACCGACACTGTAATAACTACAGCATTAGGATTAACAAATGATTCTAAATTTTATAAAATTCCAGACGAAGTATTTTTAATTATATATGAAGCTGTAACAAGTAAAGTTGGAAGTTGTACTAATTCTAGCAAATTAAATGTAATACCTAAAACATACGATGAATTTAATATTCAGTATGATAATCCATTCAAAAGACCAAATGATTCTAAAGTATGGAGATTAGATATTTCTAAAATAGGTGTTGATAAAGTGGTTGAATTAATTACTCCTTATGAAATTGAAGAGTATAAAATAAGATATATAAAATATCCTAAACCAATCATTGTATCAAATTTAGCAACTACTTTCCCTGGGGAAGGTTTAACAATAGATGGTATTTCTGTATTAACTCAATGTGAATTAGATCAAGAAATACATCGTGAAATATTAGATAGAGCTGTTGAATTAGCACTAAGAGATTATAAACCATCTAACTTAGAATCAAAAATTCTGTTAGATAATAGAAATGAATAAATTAAAAATTAAAATTAAAATAAATTATGTACGGACCAAATCAGGTAGGTGAATTAATTATAGGTAACACTGCTGCTAGTGAAACAACTATTCAAACATTTATTGCTACAGCTGCTGACAAAGCACTAAAAGTATTAAGTGCAGATGGTACTGCCGCTGCTGCAAATGTTCCATTTAAATTAGTTCAAAAAACAGCAGGTGATGCTACTAAAGGATTAAACTATGAATTTTCAGATGTTATAGATCCAAAATATGTTGATAAAGTAACATTAAAAGCATATGCTCCAGAAGTTCAAAAAACAGTTGCTGTTGTTGGATTTACAGGAAATGTAGTTGCTAATACTACTTATGCAGTAAGTATTAGAATATATAATGAAAGTGGATCATTATCACCAGAAAATTTTGCAACAATTACAGGTTATTACACAACAGGTTCAAGTGTTGTAGGTGTAACAGATGTAATAATTAGAGATGGAGTTTTAAACTCATTACGTAAAAATCTTATTCGTAGAGGAGATTTTGAATTTGTAACTACTGCTACTGCAGGACCAGTTGGTTTTACAATTGCTGGAAAAGTTCAAAATTTTAATCCTGGTAAAATTGATGGTAGAATGATTGAGTTTGATGTTACTCCAAAAACATATCAAACTTATCAAGATTTAACACAACCACAACAAAATTTAGGATTACTTACTTCAACAGTAACTATTGCACCTTTTGTAGGTTCAGGTACTGCTAAACAAGTAGCTAATTATGAATGGTTTGTTAAAGGTAATAAATATGAAGTTTATAGAACTACAGGTTATCCTGCAGATTTTAATACTCCATATTACACAGATAGAGCAGGAGTTTATAATATTATTAATATAGTTTATTACACTCCACGTAAAGAAACATCTGTTGAAAGACAATATAAAGTATTAACTATTGCAGTTAATAAAGTTACAGATACATTAGCAAACAATGCTGCTACAAACACTATTCTAACAAGTATTAGAACAGCTGTTGGTACAAATGCAGTAGTTCCAGCTAACTTAGCTGTAGTATAATAAAATAATAAATTAACCCAAAAGAGGACGAGGATTTTTCCTTTTGTCCTCTTTTTTTATACTAAAAAATAAATGATCGTAATAAATAATTTTTCTATAATTAATAATGGACAAAATTTAGCAATTGATGTTGAAACAAATGTAGGATTTGAAATATCTCATATTAATTTATGGAAAATGGATGATTTTAAAGACTATTCTTTAAAAATTAATTTAGATTATAAATTAGAACAAATAAATAATAGAGAAGTTTTTATTGTATCCGCATCAGAAGTAGATGTTTCTAAATTTGAAGATATATTATTTATTGAAATAGAAAGTACTTATATAGATGAAGAAGGTAATTGTAGCACTTGTCAAGATCCAGCATTAGGAATTACTTATAATTTAAGTAATTATATTCAATGTTTGTTAGCTTATTTTTTAGAATCTGGAATAGGGATATGTAAAGATTGTAATGACAATCCTAATAAAAATATTATGATTACAATTAATCTTTTATTAGATATGATTGAGCATGCTATTGAAGTTGGTTATTATGCACAAGCAATTCAAATGATTCATCAATTAAAAAAATTATGTTCAATTAAACAATGTAAAAATTGTGAAACTTTAGAATGTAATTCTTGTAATAAATTTAAACAATATTAATATGTTATATATAAATGATAAAACACATATTTCTGTTATTATTAAATCACTTAACAATATTTATAATCAATCTAAAATATATGGTAAATTAAATGTTGAAGATATTAATTATTTAAATATAATTTATAAATTATTAAATACATGTTATTTAGATTTATCTGTAGATGAAATTAATACCTTATCAAATTTATATGAAAATATACAATTTCATTCTAAATATATATGTCCTGTTTTAAAATATCCAAGACATATTCAAACTAAACCAACATTTACACAAGCTGAAACAAATGATTGTAATACTAATCCTATTATAGATAAAATCTTTTATTGGGAAGATAGAACATTTATTGATTTAGATTATAATTTACAAATTGTTGAGCAAGCTAAAAATACTACATTTTTATTTGCTAAAACTTTTCAAACATATAATTTTTTTAATACAGGTTATAACTGGCCTCTTGAAATAGGTGATGCCAGAGTGATGTGTCTTAATATTTATGAAATACAAACTGGTAGTGAATACAAACTTTATAATGAACTTGAAGAAGATATAACCTCTTTATTTTATTATCATTATATAGAAGAAACAAACTCTATACTTTACATTGGTAAAATCAATTTAAATGCTTTAGAATATATTAAAATTAAAAAAATAAATTAATAAATGAATTGCAACGAAATACAACAAAATATAAATGCATCATTAATTGCATTTGCTGATTGTAATAAATATACAAACTCAGATTTAACTACTTTAGTAGAATTAATTCAAGCTTTACTTGATTGTGATGCTTCAGGAAGTTTAGAACAAGATAATAAATTTATAATTATAAATTATACATTAACTCAAATAGGAGCAAGTTCTTTTGAAGATGATATGCCTACTTTATTAGCAGATTATATAGCATTACAAAATATTGAAATTAATGAAATACAATTATATATATTTAAAGTACAAAATACAATAAGTAATCAAATATATATTTTAAATAATAAAGGTAAAGGTAGTCTTAACAATATTGTTGCTGAAGATTTATTTTTGTTAGTAAATGATACTAATAGAAATAATTATATTAAATCTAATGAGAGTTTAAGTTTAGCACAAAGAAAAGGAGATACTCTTTATGGAATAATAGATCAATATACAAATGAAGAAATTACTTTAGAAAAAACTACAGATATTAATACTGCAGATGGAGTTATTTATTTTGATTTAGGTGCTGAAAAGTTTAAACGACAAATAAAAAGTGAAATTAATGTAAAATGGTTTGGCGCTGACCAAAAAGGAGTTAATTATTCTAATACACCAGTTAGAAATGCTATCAGATACATAAATTCTCAAAATGGCGGAATATTATATTTTCCTAAAGGAAATTATAAATTCAGTAGAGAACTTAATGCAACACAACCTGGTGACAGAGTTACTAATGCAATGTATGTATTAGGAGATAATGTTACTATTAAAGGAGATGGTAAAAATCAATCAAAACTACTTTTTGAATGTCCTTTTCAAGGTGTTTCAGATTTGGATAGAAATTTTTACTATATATTTTTCTCACATCAAAAAAACTTTACTTGTACTGACATTGAAATAATGGGTGATGTTACAGGAACAGAATTTGGTTTTGAAAACTTTAAACCACCAGAATTTAAAGATGGTGGAATTTTTATTGGAACTGATGCAGTAGGTGGCTATCTTACAAATAAATCAACAATAAGAAATTGCAGACTTGGTGGAACTAGAGGGTTTTTATATGCAACTTGTGCTATATCAGATTGTGATTTTCAATTTAATGAAATTATTTATTGCAACGGATTTAATGCAAATGGTAATAAAATTAAATGTAATAACAATACTTGGGAATGGTGTGAAATGATGGAGTCAGCGGGTGAAGTTTCATTTACTCCTGAAATGACTGAATTAGGTTTTGGTCAACATGCATTTATTGAATTCAAAAACAACAGATGTTATGAAGTAAATTCAGTTGCTGTTGGTGGATATTATAATGGTGCACCAACTTCAATTTCTTTTGGATATGATGTTAGTAATAATATAATTATAAATAAAGTTCATGAAACAACAGATAATGCAATTAATGTTGTTAATAATGCATATAATGTAAATGTTTCAAACAACATTGTAAAAGTAATAAATGGTGTTGCTTTAAATATACAAGGTCAAGTTGGTTTTGGAGATATTAGTAATATAAATATTAATGGAGGTGTTTATGAAACTGGTGCTACTGTTGGCGCTCAAATGTTTAGTAATTCTGGAGTAATAACTGTTAGTGATGTTCATATTATTGCACAAGCTTCAGCTATTTCTGCAACTACAGGTGATGATGGAAAAATTTTCATTAATTCTGGAGTTTATAATGCAAACAAATTTTTAGAAATAGGTTACGGTTCTACTGGAGATATTATTGTTGCAAAAGAAATAAACTTCATTCCTAGACCACAAAGCGGTATTAATTTAGATTATATAGGCGGAATTGATAGTCTTACAAATACACTTTCTTTTACTAGAACTGGAGTTATCGTAAAAGATGAAGTTGATTCTAATAAGATTTTAGAGTACACTAAAAAAGTAGGTAGTAATCCAGATGATGCTCGTTATGGTAGTATGTACATAAAATATGCTAATGGAAGGCAAGGATGGGGAGATCCTACAAGAAGTTTCAATCCAGACAACGGTAATTTTAATATTGATGTTTATTTAGATAGAAAAGCTCCAAACACTTTAGGTGTTGATGATGGAGATTCTCTAAGAGTTGGTAGAACCACAACAGCGAACAGACCTAGTGCTTCAACAATGGGTGCTGGAGCAATAATGTATGATACTACTATTAATGATTTTATTGGTTCTGACGGGACAAATTGGAAAGTATTTTATGGTATATTTAATGAATATGTTGCTACTTTAGAACAAAATACAACATCAAATCCAACACCAACAATTATAAATAATAAATTATCTGGTGCTATAACTTGGGTAAGAAATTCAGTTGGTGAATATGATGGAACTTTAACAGGTGCATTTGTAGATGGAACTGTTGCTTTAAATATAAGCCCTTCATTAGGTTTTATAAGCATACTTCGACAAAGTGATAATATTATTAGAATTAAAACATATAACACATCAGGAGTATTAGCAGATGATATTTTAAAAGGTAATACTGTTAGTATTAGAGTAAAAATTTAAATATAAAAAATGGCAAATGCAATTTACAACTCTTTTAAAAGAGATATAATGAATGGTAGTATTGATTTAGATACTGATACTATAAAATTAATGTTAGTAACATCAACATATGTTCCAAATATTGATACACATACAAAAAGAAGTGATATTACAAATGAAGTAATTGGAACTGGTTATACTGCAGGTGGAGTTACATTAACAAATAAAACTGTTACAGTTAATAACACTACAGATAGAGGAGTTTTTACTGTTGACCCTATAAACCTTACTACAGCTACAATTACAGCTAGAGGATGTGTTTTATATAAATCACGAGGAGGTGCTTGGACTTTATGGGTTGAAATAATAGATAATAATAATTTAGTATCTATTGGTGAACCTTGTACAATAAATGTATTAGCTCAAGGAACAATATTATAAATAATTAATAAACTAACTAAAACAATAAATATGATAGATAGCGGAGATGCTAAAGATATCGCAATTAAAGTTATTGATACAGAACCTAAAAATAGATCTTGGGTTCTATCTTTAATATTAATGGTAATAATGGCTGCAGGTAATTTCTTTTTTTATTCAAGAGCTAATAAAGCAGAAGAAAGAGAAAATGAAATAAAAAGAGAATTATCAATCCAAAAAGCATTAAATCTTTCAGATAGTAAAGATTGTTTAAAAGCAATTAGAGAAGCTGAAAAAAATAAAGAGATTGAAAACA